GTTCTTAATGACAATGTAAAAGATAAACCAATTACATTCCCCACCGGACCACTGAGAGACGTAGTAATTGAAGAAGCGAGCGAAATAACACACGGGGCTTTTGACCAGTTAACCGCAAGGCTCAGGGGGCAGGCCCCTCAGCCTTTTCAGATTACACTAATGCTCAATCCTATATCAAATAAACATTGGATTAAAAAAGAATTCTTTGATAGACGGTCCTATCAGGAGACCACTGAGGTTTTTATTGTTCATTCCACCTATCTTGATAACAGGTTTATTGATGAAAACTATGAGGCTGTTTTACAGGGTTATAAACACACCAATTATGAGTTTTATAGGGTCTATTGCCTTGGAGAATGGGGAAATTTTGGAAGTGTTATATTTGATAACTACTCTCTTCAAAGGTGTTTTTATAAAGAAGAAGATTTTGACGCAATTTATATTGGCATGGACTTTGGAAGCACGCACCCCAGTGTAATAGAAAAGATAGGATTCAAAGATGGTAAAATGTGGTCGTATAATGAGCTGATGGTGGGCGGTGAAGAACATAAGCATTACAAAAATCCTACAAACATGGAGTTCATTCAAACCAATCGAGAATATGATATACTCAAGCCGCATGAGCTATGTAGGGCTGATAGTGCTGAACCATCAAGGATCAAGGAGTGGCAGCAGCAGGATTATTCTGTTATTCCTGCTAAAAAGGGCGGGGATAGTGTTTCAAGGGGTATTGACTTTATTCGCTCTCAGGAGTGGATCATTGATCCTGATAAATGCCCCCGACTTGCTCAGGAGGTCGAAATTTATGAACTACAAAAAGATAAAGACGGGGAGCCTATAGAAAACAAGCCGGTTGATGTTTTTGATGATGGGATAAAAGCTTGTATGTATGCGTTGGAACCCCTCTCAAGAGCTCAGGGCAAGCCGGGGACTATATCAGGCACTTTGTCAGATCAAAAGAAAAAGCTCCTTGATATTAAAAAAGAAGAAAGAAAGAAACTCAGAGAGGTTAAAAAGAAACAGCAGCAGAAAAAACGGGATTTATTGAGAAGTCAGCGAAAAAAATAAAAAAAGCAAGATAAGGACTTGACGATTTAATTTAATTTTGTTATATTATAAGTGACAATAATTATTCTCCTATAATTATATAGCTGCACCCAGTATACAATTTTCACACACTCTAATCCTGAAAGGAAAAACCCGGATAAGCCCTTATCCGGGTTTTTTTTGTATTTTTTTCGTTTTTTTTATTTTTTGTGTTGACACAAATAAGACAAGTTATTATATTGTTTGCAGACTTACTGATTTAACTTTCATTTTCATAGTTTAACTCCTATCATAGTTTTGAGGGGGCGGCGGTCATGACAGGCCAGCCTTTTTTATTGTTTGCCGCTCCCTCTGATTTTTTTTGAACTTAATAATTTTAATAATAAATATATGAGGTAATCATGGATAACCTGGATTTAAAACGAGCGGAAAAAGCAGAGTTGTTTAATAGAGCTTTTTCTGGTGAAATGACTGAAGAAGAAATTATTGAAAACTTAGAAATTCTAAGGGAAGCTATGAAAGAGCACATGAGTAACGTGAATACATATATTGATGAGCTTGAGAAAGCAGACGGTGGGAATCCCTTCACATTAATCTGTCTTGATTGTGGCCGGGCATATGAGGGGTGTTACAACAATCAGACTTGTCCCCATTGCGGAAATACAAAAGAAATTCAGTGGGTCTTAAAAAAAGAATTCAGAGATCACCCTGATTTTAGAGACGGCAAAGCGGACAATTGTAAGGTCGAAAACATGAAAATTGATGTTTTATGTGAAATAGATATTAACAAAAACTAATCAGGAGAATAAAGAAATGAAAATACAGTTAGATTTAAACCTAAAAGAAGATGCTGAACTCAGAAAAGAAATAAGGGAAATGATCGAAGGGCAGGTCAAGTCTATTACTCGAAGTGAAATAAAAAATATTATTAAAGAGGTGGCAACAGATAAGCTTGATGTTTTGGGAATTTTTGAAAGTGTTTTGAATAAAGCTATTAAAAAAGAACTTAAATTTAGTAATTTTTGGAATACATCAGAATATATCACAGAAAAAGCAAACGAAATTATAACCGAAATACTTGAAACACATTTGAAAACTGTTTATGGAGAAAAAAAATGACAAGAGACTTTAAATTCAGGATATGGGATACACAAGCAAAAATATTGTACCATTCTAAAAATTCTAAAACACCTAAAACACGTTTAAGACAACTTCATTTGTATTTTATTGATTTTTTAATGGGGTTGGATGATTACTGTAATAAATTTTTAAAAATAATGCAGTATACCGGCCTCAAAGACTCAAGCGGAAAAGAGATTTATGAGGGCGATATAATGGATTTTAACTATGATTTATACCCCGATGATTCAAAATGTCCATATGTTGTTATTTTTGAGGACGGTTGTTTCAGGAGAAGCCGTAAAGATTGGCCTGCTGATATGAGTAAGCCTCTTTTAACAAAACATGAGCTTTCCATATTGAAAGACCAAGTTATCGGCAATATTTATGAAAACCCGGAGGTTTTAGACAACACAGAACTAACCAACTCACTTGATCAGCTTACAGAAGAGACTTTTTTTGAGGAGAAAGAAGACAGCAAAGCATATCCTTTGCTGCTTTATTACACTGTTTTAGATGGAACTAATATCAGTACTCCCGATTGTCCTTTTATTGGGAGGACCGGACAACATGGAATTGTAAAAAAAGTTTCAATTGGATCTCAGTATTGTGTCAACAAGTGTCCTTACAAATGTAATCATTTCCCAAAGGATAAAGAAATATGGTGTATGTTTAAAGAGAGGCAAGTAGGTGAGCCGGGAGAAAAATGAAAATGCTTCGACAGATTAAAGATATAGGGGAGGTTTAATAATGATAAAATTTTTTGAAACAGAAATTGAAGGCGTTAAGTATTTTGGGTTTATGAACACTGAAAATAATACTATTGTGTATTTTTATAAAAGCGACAAAGAAAGCGGCAAACAGGTTGATTTATTTAAGTCGATTAGAGAATTTGTGGATTTTTTTAAAGAATCAACGCAATTTACATATGATAAAGCCATAGGACAAAATTCGGTAGCTTTTGACTTGTCTTTTTATTTATTATTAATTCCCGAACACTGGAAAGAAGATTTTTTAAAAGACTGCGGAGATCAAGTCGTAAAGTTTTACAAGTATGACAAACACGTCTTTGAGTTCAGAAGCAAAGAGTTTATTGTAATGATAAGACTTCCAAAAGATTATTTATACAGATTTTGTGTAATAGCTGATGCTGAATATACAATCAGTGATTTGGATCCCGATCAAATCTTTGCCAATGATGACAGTAAAAAACAACTTTATGAAAGACCGAAGGGAAAACCCTTCGAAGGAATGAGACAATGAAGATTAAATTAGATGTAGAGTTTATTTTTGCTATTATTCTTGCCGTATGTTTTACAGTTTTAATTTTCATACAGATTTGAAAAAAATATTAAAAAATTGTTGACATATGACAAGATGAAAGTATTATTGTTTTTATTGAAACAATGGGAGTCTGATTAAAATTAAAAACTGTAAGGGGTTTGCGACGGTCAGGCTGCCTTGTTTCTTAAAATATAAGTCAAAATGGAGGCTCAATATGTCAGAGATTATAAAAAGTTATTTTGGAGTAGCAATAAGTCGTGAATTCGGAGAAACCGTTTCCCGAATGCACAAAATACATGAATTGAAAAATGGTAATTTTGTTAAAGAAGAGGAAACCGGAAAGCGTGTCACTTATCATAAAATAACTAAAGAAGAAGGTGATACAATGATAAAAAATTTTGAAGAAGGCTTATAATTTTTTCTTAAAATATAACAGCGCGGTAGAGCAATGGCAGCTCAAGAGGCTCATATCCTCTCCGGGGTGTACGAGGCAGTGTAGTTTATATCTGGGATAAAACGTATGAAATAAAAAAAGCTCAACCGATGAGCTATCTTTTTGATGAAAAGGGTAACGCCTTCTATTGACGAATAACAAGGTAATTTTTTTTATTTTTAGCACTTGATCGATATGACAATATTGAAAGCCATATGCTTTTAAGGTGGTTCGACTCCACCCACTGTCACAGTTTGGACAATTAGCTCAACGTGGTAGAGCGGCGGAGACAGCAAGACTGCACAAAAACCGCATGTAAGGGTTCAAGTCCCTTATTGTCCACACTTTGTTGGCCACACAAGAACTTTTTAGTAAGCTTTTTACGGAGATGTCACTCAGAGAAAAAGTCGAAAAAAAGTAAAGGCATAAGATGGTATGGGTAATTGACATTAAGTCCCAAAGAGTATTATGCTTCTGATAATTTGGGTTTAAAAATCCTCCCAAACACTGTACTGACATGTAGTGTGGCGGGTTAAGAGCCTCCCTGCTTATCTCACTAGGCGGGGAGGCAATTCTTATTTTAAAAAGGAGTGTGTAATGGAATATAAAAAACAATTTGAAAAAGAAGCAGGGCTAAAAGAGCCCATCTTGCCACATTCTAAGGACTTTTTCGACTTTAAGCTATTTAATAAAGCTTATGCCCTCTATACGCATGATCTAATTAAATATAATAAAGAATATCGCAAATGGCTTGAAGAAAAAGTTAATAAGGCTTATGAGCTTTTAAGTCAGTATGGCACAACAGGCATTGAATCCAATGAATGGTATGAAGATGCTAAAGAATGGTGTAGTAAAATAGGGGAAGAAAGTTAAATGATAGGCATAAGCTTACATAAATTTGGTAGTTTCAATCAGGGATGGCTTAAAGTTATAGAAAACAGAATTATATTATTTTCAAAAGAAAATAATATCCCCTTATCATTTAGAGTTAGACTTTTTGATCCTTTTAAAAAAGAGGACAATCCTATTGTTACAATTTATTGCTATCCAAAAGATCAGCTTAAAATAAACAGAATGCTTAGAAAAGATGGTCTTTTACACTCGTATGAAGTAGAATACAAAGACAGGAGAAGGTAAAACATGAAATCATTATACACTATCTTATTTGTAGCTTTTCACATAGTTTCATTTATCATTATGCTTATTTTTATGGATAAATTACACCCTGCTTTTTTTATTTTTACAATCGCATGTTATATAATCTTATTCCTGCTATACTTTTATCTCTATAATTCTTTCAGCAAGAAGATTAAAAGCAGGCTGGAAAACTTTAAATTAACTGACACTTCGACAGAAGAGGCGGATCTTGCTGTTATATGTAAAATAATAGAAAATCAAGTTGAAGAGTTCAACGTTCTTGAAATATATAATATTTTAGGCTCCATTTCCGAAATGACACATTTTTTAATGAAAAATAATCTTTTAGACGACTTCTTACAGTTCAAAGAAAATTTATGTGAACTAATTAACGAAAAAATAGAAGAAACAAAAGACGAACGACAAAAAGATTTTCTTGAGCGCTTTAATACTGAGACTGTACAATGATAAAACCGGAAAATTGTTATTATTATAATGTGTGTTCGGAGGGTAAAAACAGCGGGTGCGCTGAAAGCTGCCCTGATTTTATAACAGTTGACGATTTTTATAATAATTTGGACGAAAGAACAAAAACAAGAATAAAAGTAATAAGGGGGAATAATGTCACAACATAATCCATGCGAAACAATCGGCAACTATACCATATATCTTAACAAAACGTATTTTTTGGCATACAGCGGCGGAACCGGGATATCTGAGCTCCCGGAAGACGGTAGACAGCAGCTTTCTGAAAGGGATCAAAAGGAATATAATAAAATATTAACGCTGCCCTTACTTGCTCAAAAAAACGAGCTTGCTAAAATGCCAATGGAAAAGAACCCAAATGTTTTTCCAATAAAGGGTAAGAAATTATTAGAATATATTAAGGACTTCGGCACAGTTCCTTTTTTTGATTCTTTTTTTAATAAAACAGGCATAATAAAGTTGACAAATTCTTTAGCGTTTGAGTATATTAAAAAAAGGACAAATGATGAGCATATGGCTGAGTTCAAAAACGGCAAAATAATGAGTAAATTAAAAGGATAAAATTAACATGAATTTCAGAGAAGCTTTCAATGAAACGGTTACGGAACGTTTGGAAAAAAATCCGAAATTTGAAGTAACAAAAGCCACAATGAACATAGTAGCTTTTACTTGGAGTGTAATCGCTAAGGCACTCCACAACGGGGGTCTTGACGATATAGTCGAAATAGAGACTCTTGAAAACGGGGAACCCGGTATAAAATCAACGCCATTAACGGCAGCCAAAAACGACAAAAAGGCTGGAGTAAATGGCAAAGAAAAAGGAAAAGCGAAGTAATCCTACAAGGCAAGAAAAGCACGCCCTCGATTACGCCGCAGCAGTACAAGAAGCAAAACAAACCCTTAAGCATTTAGACAAAAAAGTCTTCAAGTCTGTCAATAGGGGTATGCAATATGATTCGGTCAATAGAACGAATCCGAATAATATTGTATATCCCCTTGGAAAAATTCCCGATAATTTATTAAGACTAATTGAACCCCGGAATCCCCTTGTCGGGGGTGTCATAACTTTACGAATACAGCAGATGATGGAATTTGTAAAAATATCGCATGATAAAGACATTCCCGGTTGGGAATTTGTTTTAAAAGACGAAAAAGAGCAAATAAGCGGTGATAAGGAAAAGCAAAAAGAATTTTTAGAGAACTTCCTTGAATGCGGACACCGTGAAGACTACGTCGGAATTGAAACCCCTGATAATTTTAAAAACATAGCCACAAAATACACCAGAGACCGACTATTAATAGATAAAATAACGTGGGAAAATGAAACAGACCAAAGTGGCAAATCGGTTGCACTGTGGGTTTTGGACGGTGCGACTATTTTCCCAGTACTTCCCGGCGGTTTTTATGGCTCCCCTTCTCAAGTAGGCGGATTAAGGGGATACAGCAAAATAGAAGATGTTATATCTAAATTACGTGTAGAGTCCACACCTCCCCCGGAAGAAATACGTTTTGTTCAGGAGCTGCTTTATAATATGGGCGGCGGCGGGGTAGTTGCAGCATTTGACGACAAAGATCTAATATATGACCTTTCAAACGAGTTAAATGATGTACGATTCTATAAACAGGGTCTTTCAGTAGTTGAAAAGGCTAATCTTGCCGTAACTGCCTTTATAAACTCTCTCACATATAACCTCACAGGGCTCTCAAAGGGCTCTATTCCAAAAGTTGGGATCTCTTTAGGCAAAGATAATAGTTATACACCGGAGCAGCTTGAAGATATGCAGGATGAGTGGGCCGCAAACTTTGAGGGGACAGACGGTCAATGGAATATTCCCTTACTTAATGGAGATGCTAAAGTATTAAATATGTTTCCTAGTAATAGGGATATGGAATATAATGAATTTATGCAGTTTTCAGGGGCGTTAGTTTGTTCCTGTATGGGCGCGGACCCTGCCGAACTTGGGTTAAGGCTTAATCAGGCGCAAAATGTTCTTAATGACAATCAGGATGCAAAGCAGTTATTCTCAAAAAGCCGGGGCCTTAAAGATTTACTCGGCGGCCTTGCTGATATAGTTAACAAGTGGCTTGCTCTATCCGGCTATGACTTCGCAAAGGATTTTAAATTCAAATTTAACGGTGTTGAAACAGAAGACAAATCCTTTGAAGCTGACTTAAGAACCAAAAACGTTAAGTCGGTCAAGACAGTTAATGAAATCAGAAAAGAAATGGACCTCCCTTCTCTGGGAGAAAAAGGGGATATAATTCTTGATCCTGTTTATGCTCAAAATGTACAAATGATGCAGGGCATGGGAGAAGGCGGAGAATCAGAAGAAGAGGGCTTCGGAGGGTTCTCTGAGGACGAAACAGATAGTTTGATAGATGAAGCCTTGGAAAAGGCTGTAATGTTGATATAAAACAAAGGAGACTACAGATGTTAATAAAAATAAAAAAATTTTTCTTTTTAAAAAAAACGTGTAAAAATTTAAAAGATATTGCCTTCTTTACTAAAAAAGAATATACGAAGGCGCGTGTAGGTTCTGCATGGTGCACGGAGTGTGATTATTTTGAAGGAATAGATTATAATTTAAAAATTGTGAAATGTAATTTTATTAATGAAAATTATCAAAAAAAACAAAAACTAAGATAGACTCATAAAACAAAGGAGAAACCAAATGAAACAAATGATACAAATAAATGATACAACTTGGATAAATAAAGGGTTTATTCTTGAAGTTAATAAAATGGCCGGGGAAGAAAAAAGGGAGACTATTCTTGAATTAAATAAAGAGAGCCTTTGGATAAATCTTAAATTGGCCATTGAATCTCAAAAGAGATCAGAAGAAAATAGAGATGTAATAAAAGATCAGATAAAAAATTTGAAAGGCAAGGATGATAAAGAAGAGTACGATAAATTAACGAAAGAGTTAAAGGATATTCAAAAGAAAATAACTGATGTTTTGAAGACTGTTTATTCACTTGAATCAATTCAAGATCTTTTTGAAGATCTTCCTTTTGATTTTTCTAAAGAACCTATTGAATCCTATATAAAAAAACTTGAAAAAGCTGATCCCGAACAAAAATATTATTCAGTAAAAACAGAAACGATCCCCGGTGAGAGCTACTACGAAATAATATTTATAAACGGCGTCAAAAAGGAAATAAAACACCCGGAAGAAATGCAGGTTGTGACAGATAATATCCTGAAAGCGGAGGCATAAAAAATGATACAAATAAATGATACGACTTGGATAAATAAAGGATTTATTCAGGGGGTTGAAAAGAAGCAAGTCGCTCCTCAAGAAAGAACTGAGTTTAAGTGTGACATAGATGCTATTGGGGAAGCTATAAAATACGGTAAAGATGTTTGTGACTTAATGAAAAATAGAATCCCGAATACTAAAAAAGAGATAGAACAGCTTGAAAAAGATGAGAAAGATCACGAAGATAAATTATTAGAAAAAGAATCTGAGCTAACTGTAGATAAAACAAATTTAAAAGACCAAGAAAAAGAAAATAAGGAGTTAGAAAATCTTAAAGTCTTATTAACGGAAATGAATAACCTCTTTAAAAAAGGGTCTGAGCATGGTTGTTTGAAAGTGGGTGACTCAAAAAGGATTGAAGAGATACAAAAAGAATTAAATAATTTTGAAAAATATAATAATTTTTTTGAAATTAAAGTATCAATGGTCCCCGGTGAGAGCTACTATGAAATAACATTTATAAACGGCGTCAAAAAGGAAATAAAACACCCGGAAGAAATGCAGGTTGTGACAGATAATATCCTGAAAGCGGAGGCATAAAATGGCTTTAAACAAGAAGAATTTAAGATACTGCGAAGTCCTTTATAATGGAAACTATTATGATGTTATGATCGCAGTAGATGACCTTGATGAAGTTAATAATATATTACAAGAATGGGCACTTGATAAATTCGGATCAACTTTAGACCTGCCGGAGGCTCTGATAAAAAACAAAGACGCGACTGAGATCATAACATCAAAAGATGTTAATAACTTTGTTTACTTGCCCTCACCGCAGAGCTCATTCATGGATGTCCCCCGTTATGCCGGTATATCGGGAACTTCGCCCACCTTCCCCACTGCTCTTGTCGGGGGAAATTATCAGTGTCCGGCTACTACGGCGTTTTTGTATTCAGAGCCACTTTTTGCCGGATTCTTTGGTGAATACTCAGTGGCAGCACTTGACTTGCCGCTAACGGACGGCATGAATTACATTGCAATTGACTATAACAGCGGTGAGCCTATATGGACCATACTGTCTGATAGAACCTATAACTTTTCAAGTGTTATTCCTGTGTTGGCAATTCTTAAATTTTCAACTTCAATTTATGTTATTCCTATCGGTCAGACCGGTTATGGACTCCCTGAAAAACTTTTAGAAGTTATCGAAAGACGCCGAAATTATGAAATAATTGATCCCTTCACCCTGACAACAAACGTTAACTATGTTGTATTGTCTGAGTTGATCGTGTCTAATGGGGTTAATGAAACAACTACGGAGGCAATAGACACCGCCTTTGTAGACAATGACATGTATTTGTATTACAGGGATAATTCGAGTGTTTGGCAGACAACAAAAATTGCCCAAATAGATAATTTACAGTATCAATCAGCGAGCGGTCTTACCTCACTTGGGGCCGGTGAATATGTGGTAAATAGTATTTACAGGGTAATTGATGGATCAAAACAATTACTATTTGTTAAATTATCAAATAAATTTGCAGATCCAGACAGTGCAAAAGAAAGCGCAATAGAAAACGACCTCCCTGATGAGGTAAAAGAATCATCAATATTGGTCGGAAGAATCATAGTTGAACAAGGAAGTGCTACTCCACAAATTCAGAGGGTACAAAAAACAAGTTTTGGAGTATAAAAATGAGTGGAAAACCAACACCTACAGTTTTAACTAAAGACGTTTGGACACTGGTTTTGTCTGATGTTATAAACAAAGGCAAAATTCATGTAATTGAACAGGATAACGAACCAACAGAATATCTGGTCACATATGTTGACACGGGCGATCCTGCTCCCGATGTAAACTATATCGGCGGAGAGGTCTTTTCGGATACGGTTATATTTGATAATGATGCCGCTATGGATGTTTATGTTAAGCCTGTTAATAATGACGGCTTACTGGGGGTTGTTTCATGACGAATGAAAAATCTGTTGTGATTGGAAACCAACCGGCGGGACTTAAAGAAGATGGTGAAATCTTTGCAAAAAGAGAAGACCTGACCGGTTTTCCCGTTGAAAATTATTTATACAAAGAACAAAACGCATTTACCGTTTTGGACCCTGTGCCTCAATATAGCAGGACATTAAACCTTGCTCCGGGGCACGGTTTTACAAATCCCAATAGAGCTGATTTTATTGAGGATTTTCTTGTTATCCATTATGATGATGGAACAGACTTCCCAAGGTATTTTCAAACACGAGTTACAAGTGTTACTGATGATACAATAACAGTAGGAATTGACATTCCTTTCGCTATTTCAGATCCAAGTTTCATCACTTACGCTTATAGAGTTGACACAAACATGGCTGTGGACGGGTCAACAATAAAACAAGTTTTTTCGACATTTCCCCCTGATAATTTGATCTGGAGAATTAACAGGATATTGATTACATTTATTGTAAACGCAAAACCTACCGATGGGTTGTTCGGAGCTGGCGATCCCTTGGTTAATGGAATATTTTTCGGCGTAAAAAGTGACACCACGAGTGAATATCAAGTTAATATAATTGATAATGGAGAGCTTGCTGACAGTGCGTACGACTTAACTTATGCAGAAAGACAAACCCCTGCTACTGACTGGGGGATTCGAGTCAGAAAAACTATAAACGGGGCTGAGAAGTCGGGCATTTCTCTTGAACTGCTGGCTCGGACTAATGATGCATTTGAATTGCACATCCAGGACAATTTAACTCTTGCGGCTCGCGGCATTAAACGTCTCAAAGTAAAAGTTAATGGCTATATTTATAGGCCGCGCGGATGAACTTTAGAAGCACATATAGCGCATACATATAGAAACACAAAAAAAATAAGAGATAAGAGAGATGAGACGACATGGAATCAGCAGAACGGTTAAATATGTTTATGGATCGGGTCTTAGAGAATCAAGGCTTTATCCGTAATGACATAACGGAAGTTAAATCAAGCATGAAAAAAATTGAAGACAGAATCACATCAATAGAAGGAAATCAAGCAAAACACCAGGAGAGGATCGGTATAATGCAAAACTCCATAACAATTTTACAGCGAGAAATAAAAGACGACAAAGAGGATATGTCAAGAAGATTTGACAAAACAGAGGGAATGGTTGTAGGCATCCAAAAAGAATATGTGACAATAGATTCTATGAAAAACGCCTTGTTTACTCTGGAAAATCAAATAAAAGCGCAAATGTGGAAATCCTTCGCAAAACCGTTTGTGGGGATAGTCATAACACTTTTGACCAAAATAGCCTATGACGCCATAAAATAAAAGGCAAGGAGAGAAAAATGTATCAAAATCAATTCGATCATCATATGACAGAATACAATTGGCAAGATGACAATCCTACATTCAAAGGGAAATACAGAGAGTATGCTCAGTGCAATGTAACAGCCATGATGTCAATAGGTGGCCATTACAGTGATAGATTAGACGGGTCTAATGATCAGCAGCTTGAATGGGTATTGAAGCAGATTGAAATAAAAATAAACCCGAGGGCTGAATGGGCACTTGAAATTATTAATAAAATGCCGTGGGTTAAGGGCTATACGAGCCAATGGTGGGTTGTTTTGCAAAACGGTCTAAACCATTTAATGCAAATCCACAATGTTCCCGGACGATTTGAGCTTGACCTCCAAATGAGTTGGGAGGATTTTTTGATCCAACTGCAAAAAGGGCCGGTTTTGACAAATGTTTATAAACTTGCCACACTTAAAGGCGGACATTTTATAAACATTGCCGGATGGGAGCATGGACATTTCAGAGTCTTAGATCCCCGAGGTGATGCAAATAAGAATTACAAAAACAGAACGATTGACAGCGGAAACAATGTCTTTTATGAGCAAAATATGGTCAAGGCTGCTATGGTTCGGTATCAGGAAACTATTTTCGGACGGAAGGCAAAGTCTAATCATATAAGCGCATTATATTTTAAACCACTAAAGGGAGCAGAAGAATGGACACCAAAGAAGAAGTGAAGCCCTTAACTACGGGTAAGAAGATTGGCCTTGAGTGGTCAAGACTATGTATGTTTGTTGTTTTTGTTTTAATCGTATTGGTCATTATTGAATATGTTAGAACAGGTAAAATTCACCCCATGACAACTACCGTTTTGGGTTCTGCTATGGCCGGGTTAGGCATTACATGGACCGCAAAGGCAACCTCAAACTTTGCTCCTGACAAAAAACCCCCTATTTTTGTCAGTGATTTTGTCAGAGAAGATGACAATACAACTAACCCCATGCAGACAATGACAGTTTCAAGGGGTTAAGCAGATGCCAAAAAAGAAAAAAACCGAGTGCATTGAGCCCCCCGAACTGCCTGTAAATCAGAGCTGGTACGCCTATGTTGCATGGGCTGCAATGAATCATACGATTAAATTTATTGCCGTGATTCTTGTATTCGGTTTTTTAATTTGGCTAATATTAAACCTTTCGTTTTCTGTAACTACAAAACAGGGGATTGAAATAAAAGCCGATCCGGTTGAATTAAAAAGAGGTGAAAAATGATAAGCTTAATATTATATATTGTAATAGCTCTCTTGATCTCCGCACTTGTTTCAACATATTATTTTTCAGATCCCAAAAAAGACCACAAAAGGATAAATAAAAAATGACTAAAGAAGTTATAAGTTTTTTCAAAATAGTTGTAATCTGTTTCACTCTGGGATATGTTTTATATTCTTTAAAACCGCTTATCCCGGAGCCCTCCCCTGCGATACCTGATAATATTGTAGAGAAAAGAATTTCTGAATGTCATAGACAAAACAGGAAAGTTTATGTATTAACAAGCCGCTCAGACGAGTATGTTACATCAGTATTTTGTAAGCCCTCAAAAATAGAAGTAATTAGAAATATTTTTAGAAAAAAATGATTTTTTTCTTGACATAAACATGATAAGATATTATATTGTAGTTAATTAAAACAATTAAATGGAGATGTTTAATGAAAGGAGTCTTTTTTGTAGTGCTTTTTGTTTTATTTATTTATGTTTCTTTTATGACTATAAAATCGTTTGAAGCTAAATGCAACCAAAATAATAAAATAATAAGGACTATTTAATAACAACAAAAACAGTAAACGGAGGTATTAGTGAGAATAAAAACATTTTCTACCATCCTCTTAATTTTTGTCTTTTTTACTACATTTGCCGTGTCTCTTTTTGCGGTTCAAGTAGTGCCTATCAAAGTTACAAAAACAGTCGATTATACTTTTGCCTGTATGACTGAGGAGGTTGTCATTTATGACAGCGACATTGTGGCAGGGATTAAATGACTTAAACCGGAATAGTAAAAAGGTCCTCTTTGACATGGAGGGCCTTTCTTATTGAATGAGCTACAATTTTTATTCTCTGATATTCGATCCCGCTTTGTCCCTTCATGCTGTCAATTGCCACATTGCCTGTTATACATAGCTTAGACCCTATTTGAATGTCGTTAACTATATCATTGTCCCATGTTTCAACATCTATATGAGATTGATTGTTATAAACAGATTGAATGCGTAAAACTAAAGAGAATGTGTAATATTTTTTATTATTATGATTTTGTTCTTGTGGAGTGTTTGCAGCAATTCCTTGAATAACTATGTTTGAAAAGATATTCATTTTATTTACTCCTGTTAATGTAAATATGCACTAACAAGAGATTTTTTTCAAGTACAATTTAAAAAGCCCTCCGGTTAAGAAGGGCTTTTTAATGATTATTTTTTGAGTCTTATGTCATGGGCAATTATTTTAATCCTTTGGCAGGGTTCGCCATGTTTATCCTCCCACCTTTCCTGTGTTAATCGGCCTATAACCATAAGGGGCATTTTTTCTCTGATCCTCTCATAGGCTATTTCAGCCAGCTTTTCCCATGCCTCAATATCAATATAAGATGTTTGGGGCGGCATTCCTTCACCCGGTCGGTGTTCTACGATCAGGGTGAAATTAAAAATCTTTTTATCTGTTTTTGTGGTTATTACTTTCTCATCATAGAAGGCCACAAATCCCTCTACTGTTGCGGTTGCGAAATTGTCCATAAATTAATCCTCCTTTAATTTATTTGCATACTCAGACCATCTTTGGGCCATGAAATCAGCAATTTGAAGCTTTTCTTCTTTGCTTAACTCAGGGATTAAGGTTGATAAAAATTCATTCTCAATATTCAAATTTCCCGAACGATCGCTTTTTACGATAATTTTCCGAAATTTTTTATGTCCTTTTATCGGCTCTATGCCAATGGGCTGACTGCCAATGTAGAGTGTCTTAGTTTCTCCACTGATTTGAACAATTGGAAGTCCTTCTTTTGTAAATTTCATAATATCACTCTCCTTTTAATTTATTTACATATTCAGACCATCTTTGGGTCATAAACTCAGCGACTTTGAGTTTATTTTCTTTGCTTAATTTTAATATATTTTTATCTATATCACAGCCGTCCACAATTTCCGGATTGCCAAAATAATCAAATTTAACAGCGATAGAGTTGTAGTCTCCGCTATTTAGTGGGACCGGTTCTGTTACAACCCTTTGCAACATAGGGTTTACACGTTTTTCTTTTCCGTCAATTTCAATTATTAAATTATTATTGCTCATGGGCTGTTCTCCTTTTTAACTTGTATTTTTTGCATTTTTTGTTTTAGTACATAATCCTCTTTTGATTTCCCACAGGTATCACATAGGCATTCATAGGTAGAAATGTATGTTTGTTCTTCTTCTTTGAAAGAAATATCTTTCGCTCTTAAAACAATGGTTCCTGTTTCACAAGAATCGCATTTTACTGTTAGTAAAGCCATAGCAAGTCTCCTTTAATTTGTTTTAGTTATACATACAATATACAAACTTATCTTGTCTTTGTCAAGTCTTTTCTGTATTTTTTTTGTATTTGACAAATTTTTTTCACTTTTTTAAAGTAATCTCATGGCTACAATAGACAAGGAATTTGAAGAAAAACACCAAAAAGGCGAAGTTCAGGACGTCAAATATATCAGGGAATTAAACGAGTTTTGGGACGCCTACATGTTCGCACTCATTAACGAGATATATGTGGGCATAGGTATAAACTTAGGGTTGACCTCAAAAGAGGCTTACCGGCTGGCTAAAAATAAACCCGGAAAATTAGAGAAAGCAGATTTTTTTTCAAGCGTCTTTGATAAGTTTAAAAAAGTATTTAATTATAAAATCCCAAAATTTAGAATTGAAAAGAAACTATATAATAAAGGTGAACCATTAACCCCTAAGCAGTGGGATAAGTTCAATAAAACAATTGACGATTATTGGAAGAAAAACACTGAAAAAATTACAGAAGACATGGCGGTCAAGGGGTTCTTTTTAGGCAAAGAGACGACTGATTACAGACGGGAAAAGAAGCCCTACAAAAACAAATCATTGTATCAAGTGGAGTTCGATCAATACGGCGGCAATATGCCGGACTCAATCAGTCAAGTATATAAACAATATGACTTTAAGACCGCAGAAAAAAGAGCCTTAAATACTTCATTTTCAAATATAGCCACAGAGGTTACTAAAACAAATAATGAGATTAAAGAAGCTATAAGGCAGCAGATCCAAACCGGCATTGACAACAATAAAACAAGTGTTCAAATAGCGAGTGATTTATACTGGGAAGTTCAAAAGAATCAAAATTTAGTCAATAAATATACAGCCGAAGCATTACGGAAAAATTGGTATAGAATATCCACAACTGAAACAGCAAGTGTTTATGAGGCCGGTTTATTATCTGGTTATGTCGATGAGGCAGTGGAAAGCCTGAAAGATCCCTCAAGAGCTCAGTATTTTGTATTTACAGGCGGTTCGTGTAAATGGTGCTTGGCTCATCAGGGATCTTTGGTTCGGTTGGTCCCTGATGAAATAGTTACGGATACAACAAGGGACAGCCTGAAAAGCATGGGGATAAAAGATCCCAATACCGATATAGCCGTATGGCCCGGAAAAAATAACATAGGATTTAAAGAAACAAAAAATGTTCACGAATGGCGGGTATGTACTCCGGCGCATCCCTATAATGTCGCCACACTATCCCCTATAAATTTAGAAACTCAGGTGTATAATCCAAAAACTGACCGGGTTGAAGAAAGGCAGAAAAAAGAAAAATACATCCCTCAGCAGGTTGACTATAGTTTTAAATCACCGCAGGAAATAGAGGACCGTAAACCGGTTTATTTGGAATCGGGCCTTGTGAGATATAATAACAATATTTATGAAGCAGTGGAGCCGCAGCAATATAAACAGAAAAAGGAAGCGTGGAAAAATAATCCACAACTTCCTATCCCTGTTGACAAAAACAGCACTGATTATAAGGCTATTTTTGAGAATGCTAAGCGGGTTTAATCGTCTCTATTTTATTACCAAAAACGGATTTTATCAGTCTTTGGTAATTTATTTATACTTAAATAGTGATACTTCTTTGACAGTCTTTGTAAATACTGACAAGACCAAAGAAGTTCATTTTGTTGAAATATTATTTCACCATAAATCTTTACAGCTGTTTCAATATTTAGTAAAAATTCTTTTACAGTATTTAGATGCATTTCAGTCAGCAATCTTTGTTGTACTATTTGCTTTACTGCTTCTCTGTTGGGTTCCATTTTATTCCAGCCCCTTATTATCAATATACAAAATCATTTTTAAAGCCATTGCAGCGGTCTGAATAGCCTCTTCTCTTATGTTTTCAGCAGATCCGTTTTCATCCTGATGCTGTAAAATGGCTTGTGATAATTCTCCAGCTTCTTCTGTCAATACGGCCAATTGTTTGAAAATATTTTCTCTGAAAGGCCATTTTTCAAAAGATTTTTCAAGTTCGGTTACGACTTCTTTTAATGTTTTTTGTGATATTTTGTTCATTTTGTGTCCTTTTATTTTAATTTAATTCTTGTATTAGTATATACAGGAGCTGCATAATAAGAATGAGTCCCTTTAATTGTAAGGTCATTCATGTCATATATATTACAATGACCATAACCATTTGGCGCAACAAACCGAATTCCCTTCGGAGCAATAACATCAAATGATAGGGAACCATAAAGAGATTGTAACTCAAAGTCACGAGTGGCAATATAAAAATCATTTTTACAAAAAGGTTCATCTACTTTATAATAAGCTCCACCATTTTCAATCCAGCCCTTCAACCATTCTTCATAATGTCTTTTTGATGCTTTTTTAAAATATCTTTTCATGTAAGAAGTTGATGAGTAAGTATTTTCGGGCAAGGCATGCTCTTTTACCTTTCTTTCAATTTTAACTTGTTTTTTACTCATGCATGGCGATAAAGAAGCTAAGTCTTCGGCGTCTTTTTTAGAACTTTTTATTTCAGGTAAATTATTGTCAGCCCTTATTTCGTTAATAGTTTTATGTTCATAATATTTAGTGTCATTATAATTATCATTATTTCCTGAACAATAGATACAAATCGGTCCGTTGTCAAGTCTTGCGCCGCAGTGCTTACAGGTGTTCATAATTCATTCTCCTTTTTTATTTTAATTTAAGTAAAAGCCCCCGAAGGGGCTAATTGATTACGCCCATAGAATCTCAGCTGTTTTACATTTTTTCTTGAGTTCGTTTACTCTTTTTTTTGCATAAGTAAGGGAGTAAGAGTGTTCACGTTTAATGCTGCCGTCTTTTAATCCCTTGTGATATTCGATAGCTTCTTTAAGCTGAATTTGAAAAAATTCCAGACTTTCAGGCATTGATAAGTCAATCTTTTTTGCCATGCTTTCCCAATATTCCATCCGGTCCTTGTAGGCTTCCGCCTTATCCTGTTCTTTTACAGCATTGCCCATCCTGTTCCAATTGCGATCAATTAAAGCCCGGTGTCTTTTTTCGCTATGATGACCGACTTTAATAGGTTCGGCAAGGGATAAAAAATCTTTTCCTTCTTGACTTTTTTCCATCCATTCGGCACTTCTTTTGTCAGCAGAATCAGCCCAACCGTTTAGTCGTTCAGCCCTTCTTTTTGCTCTTTCCTGACTATTAAAACCATCGGTTCGGGTGATAGAATAGTAATAAAAGCCATTCTTTTCAGCTACTAAGTTATGTACTTCACACTCATTCTCTTTTCCATATTTGGTTTTAAGGATAATCAAGTCACCCTTTTCGTGTTTTTCGGGGCATTGTGCAACAAAGACGTTTGGGCAATATTTTTTGTAAGTATTTTCTTGATTTGTTTGTGTCATTTTATTTCTCCTGAAATTGTTTTTTTGTAATTTAGAGGCCCCTGAAGGGGCCGGGTGTAGGGGTTAAAATCTTTCATGATGCAATAATTTCACCTGATTTTATTTTATCAATTATCAACGGAAGTGTTGGTCTGCCTTCAAAATATCCGTCATCTTTTGTCATAAAGTTAAAGTGATCATATTGATCTCTATTTGCGACACATGGCATAACTTTTCCTGAATAATGCATTGAGCCGTTTTCTGATATTCTGTAGAGATGTAAGGAATGAATTGTTTTATATTTACCGCCCATTCTTGTAACTTTTGCGTAAATTTCTTTTCCTACTAACTCAGGATGCTTTTTAATTATCTCTTGTTTTGTTTCCATTTTGTGTCTCCTATAATTTGTTTTAGTTATACATACAATATACAAACTTATCTTATCTTTGTCAAGTCTTTTCTGCATTTTTTTTTGTATTTGACAAATTTTTTTCACTTTTTTAAAGTATGATTATTATGATTTTTGATATTGAAGATGAAACAATTTTAGAGTCAATTCTTGATGGTCTGGAGGCCGCAGGGATGGTTGCTTCTGAGGCCCTTTACGCTGAACTTGTTGAAGTGGTTGACAAGTCCATGCCTAGCATTGTAGGGCTAATTACCCGTGAAGCTGCTGACAAATGGCGCACAGATGCTCATAACTCCGGGGGGTGGGGCCGTAAATACGCTCAAGCGATTGCCTACGAATATGCAGGAATTGAGGGGGAGGTTTACCTTGATGAGTCTAAAATTGATTCTAAAGGGAGTAAAAAGCCTTTTGAAATGTTTGCAATGATGGTTGAAAAGGGTGTTGATACATGGTCTATCAGGGACGCTCTTTTAGCAAGTGACAAAGCGAAAACCTCAAAAGACGGGACTAAATATATAATAGTTCCTTTCCCTGTTGCCACTCCAAGAAATGAAGACTCTGGAAAAATGGCCCGCCACTTTGGTAAAAGAGAAATGACCACAGAGATGCATAAAATTGTCAAATCAGGGGGCCGATTAAAGGCGGGAACACTGCCAACCGGGGAGGATGTTTCAGGGTTAACTAAATATAATACTAAAAAATTCCAAGCTCAGTATGGTATATTTAGAGTCGTAACCGAAAACAGTGAAGGGTGGGAGTATCCGAATAAATCACCTCAACCCGTTTTCCCTTCGGTTCTTAAATATGTCAATAAACGGATAGGTGAGATAATAGGGGATTTTGCAAAAGAAGTTGTGAAAGACTTTTCAAAAAAATAAAGCCCGAACTTTTTAAGGTCCGGGCCTATTGTGTTACTTTGCCGCTATGATTCGGCGTTCAAGGCTGTTCACTTTTTTTCTTTTTGGCCGAATTCTGATCTGGTAAGGAAGATCTCTGAGTAGTCTTTCATTCTCAGTGTAGCGTAATTGATGTAAGTTTATTTTTTGTTGTAGTGTCATAATGATTCTCCTTTTATTTTAATTTAATTACTAACTTTAAAATTTAGTCTTCCAGAAAACCAACTGCCTTCAAGGACATATCTTTTGTCAGTGAACTGAAATTTAATCCTAAAACCATAATCGCCAACAGTGAAGACCTCGAAGTTTTTTGTTAATGATTTTTTTAAGTATTCCGTAATTTCTTCAATAGGCTCAAAAGCAAGAGGGGTCATTTCTTTTTTCCCGCTTACAACTTCATCAATATAATAAATATTACAATTCAACATAATCATTCTCCTTGCGTTTTATGGCCGCCGCCTTATTTATATTAACAATATACAAACTTATCTTGTCTTTGTCAAGTCTTTTCTCTATTTTTTTTAAAAAAAATCAATTTTTTTTTATCCTTGACAAAAAAAATATCTTTACGAAAATAAAAAAAATATCCCTTATAAAGGCAAAAAAAATGAAAAAGACCACAATACAAAAAATTTCTGACCAGAAAATCCACTCTAAAAATTTATCGGAGACCAAAGGAAAACTTGAAAATTTTGAAATAAGCTTCGGAAAATATGAAGTTTCAGATTTAAAAAAAGCCTTAATAAATGACAAAAAACCTTTTTTTATTCCCGGTCATTTTATCGTCGGTTATAAAGGAAATGATATTTTTTCAAGTGATGAAGGAAATGAGGTAAGATTGCAAAGACCTACTGATGCAATAATTGTTGAATCAGAAAACCAAACATCCCCTGAACCTGTTCAGCAGCAAAGAGATCCATTTATTATAATGGGGCAGGATAAATGGCAAGCGGTCCCTGCTGAAATGCCCATACTTCAAAAACTTTTTGTGGGGGAGCCCTTTTTACCTCCTCATTCGGTAATTTTGAACCTGATGGAGCAAACCGAAAAGGAGAAAAAAGAAAAAATTGTTTCTGCATTGGCAGGGGTTAACATTGAAATGTATTCCCCTGATAGATTCCTTGATAATGTATTCCATGAAATAGGCCATTTATTTTGGCGTACTTGTGTCAGGGCGGACGAAAAAGAAGCTTTTCAGGGTATATTTGAAAACCTAAAAATGTCTGCTATTTATGAATACGAATGGGAGCGGTCAGACGTTGAAGAGTTTTTCTGTACTATTTACAAATGGTACATGAAAAGCCTTTTTATAAATAATGCCTTTATGAATATTTTGAGGCATGAAGAGCCAAAAGGGTTTGCGCTTTTCAAAGAAATTTTAGACCGAATTGCAAAAGACAGGGTCTTGAATGCTACATGGGAAATAAACCAAAAGGCTATAAAAAATTATTTTCACCCCCGACGGGATGTTTCAACAGGTAGGTTTGTCAGGTCCGCAGAAGACTCAGAGGTTGTCAAAAATACAATAGTCCCGGATAGTGCAAAAATAGTTAAATTAGAAAAAGGTGTAGAATATAGACAAGGCGGCAAAGACTTTATTATCCCGGTCAGGGGTAATAAAATAATGCTTGAAACCCCTATGCAGAAAGCTGCGTCAAAGCATATTATATATGTAGATATGGACGGGGTTGTCGCTGATTTCAGAGCAGGGTATAAACAGGCATTTGATCGAAGTGCTGACAAAGATGACTTCTTCACTATAAAACAATTTGTTTCAACAGTCCCACATTTTTTTTATGGTTTACCTGTACTTGAAAAAGGGGCGGAGCTTGTCGAAGCTTTAAAAGATGACTATAATATTGTATTTTTAACCAGTCCTATGGATGAGATCCCCGAATGTAGACGGGATAAAATCAATTGGATTCTTGACAATTTCGGAGTTTATGATGTTATATTCTGTCATGACAAATATAATCATGTTATTGATGACAAAAGTATTTTAATAGATGATATGGGCTACAATTTAAAACCTTGGGCCGAAGCGGGTGGAACGGCAATCAATTCAAACCTCAAAAGCTCTAAAATATTAAAGACAATAGAAGAAACCTTTAATCCTGAAAATGATTTAAAAACACAGTTTGATAAAATAAAAGTCAATACCGAACCGACCGAAGCCCAAAAAGAATCCGGCAATTATAAAAAGGGTAAAATTGTCTTCAAGGGCCTTGATATAAGGATAGAAAACCCTAAAGGGTCTTTAAGGTTCGGATTTGATGAAAACGGTAAAAAGTGGATAACCAGAATGAAACATCATTATGGATATATTACCGGGACCGAAGGGGCCGATTTTGATCCTATTGACTGTTTTATAGGTGATACAAACGGCAGCCTTGCCTTTGTAGTAAATCAAAATAACCCTGTTTCGGGGTTATTTGATGAACATAAAATAATGCTGGGGTTTAAAGATATTGAAGAAGCGAGGGCGGCATATTTGGCAAATTATCAAAAAGGTTGGAAAGGTTTGGGGTCAATAGAACAGACCAACACAAAGAAGCTTAGAAAATGGTTAAAAGAAGGCAGTACGCAAATTGCTTTTTAAAGCAAAAAGGGAGGCGGGAACCTATAACCCGCCCCCCTTTTTTGTCATGAAACTTAAATTTTAAAGGAGGTTAAATTATGCAAAAACATAAGACATAGTTGTTTCAATCTTATCTTTTGTCAATATTTTTTTCTTCATAATCTTTTAATCTGAACAAATTTTTACTTTCACATTCATATAGGTTTTTCTCCCATATTTTTAGTCTGTAGTTATTTGGCCTAAAAAAGCGCATATGGAAAAAGGGCTTTCTTCCATTTATTCGGGTTTCCACAATGACACAATCCATGCCTGTTATTTTGCCGTTATGGTATTTGTTCAAAACCAATCTTGCTCTTTTTGCGGCTTTTTCGATCTTTTCTTCACGGGTCAAATTTTGTCTATGTGCATTTTGCATAATTAACCTCCTGAAAAAATCGCAGGGCGGCGAAGAACTAGCAAAGAAGTTCACCGCCCTGCTATATCTGTTTGATGTTACCACGTGAGCCAAAGGTCTGCCGTGGCATAAAGGGTTAATCCCTTTTAAATACCCGGTTTAGCCGGGCACTTAGAAAGGATTACGGGCTATGCTGCCATAAATATTCCTCCACACTCAGGACAACCATAAATTGTTTTTGAATGATGTTTATAATTCATCTCAACCGCGATTCCTTCAATGGTGTCCATGTAATAAAAATTATTTTTATTACCCTCATGTTTGCAATAGGGGCATTTTATCATAGTCTTTCTCCTTGTGCTGTAGTCGTTCTTGAAATTTTTCTTGATTCTAATTTAGATTCTAATTTAACAGTTTCTAAAGCAAAGTATTTGGTAAAATTTGAACCTCTGCATTTTTCATAAAGTTTTTTAGTCAGGGTGCAGCCGTAACAACAACTTTTAGGTTGACCTACGCTAATGAAATGATTTGCGCATTTTGACTTTTTACATAATTGATCTTCATTTATTTTAAAGTCTTTGTAAATATTTTCTTGATTTGGGAAACTCATATGCATTCTCCTGAAATTTAATTTTAACGCTTACATAAGGCCCCCGAAGGGGCCGAGTGTAGGGGTTAAAAATTATATTGAAAAATAAGCTTTATCTTTTTTCACATAAAAAAATCCGCCTAATTTTTTTGATACTTCTCTTAAATAATTTTCACTCCATTTCATGGCGTTTCTATGAAATTCTATCGGAGCATCAATTGAGGCTGAATGTCTTAGTTGATCTTTTACGAATTTTTGTGATTGAGTTAAATTTGCGTTCATAGTAAGTCTCCTGTTTATTTTTATTATTAAGTATACTAACAATATAACAACTTATCTTGCCCTTGTCAAGTCTTTTCTCTATTTTTTTTAAAAAAAATCAATTTTTTTTGCTTAATTCAGCAACCGGCCAAATGAACTCAATATCTGATGAAACGTCGGGCCATAACTTTTGATAACATTCAGGATTCTTGCTAATGAGTTTTGATTTGAACATTGTAATCATTTCTTCATCTAACCACTCAGGACGAATAACAGGCTTGTTTTTGACTAATTTAATGCAATTCTTGTAATACTCTAAAATCTTGATATTATTATATCCCCTGTTCTCCCATTCGGTTATTATTTGTTTCATATAAACCTTTACTAAATATGACTCATATCCCCGCCACATGCGGACGACTGTGTGATTTGCATAACTGCCGGTTCTATCCGGGTGCAATAGCAGATAATTAACCAATTGGCATAATTCCCGGCGCTGCCCCGCAAGTCTTTTGTTGTCCAAATTTTTAAAAGAATCTACTACATTAAGGTCTGTAAAATACGTTTGCATAGTTTTTCTCCTTGTTTAATATAAAAACAATATATATTCTTATCATGTCTTTGTCAACAATAAATTTGTTATTGACAAAAAAAATATGTGTATCAGAATAAAAAAAATACATATCAGGAGCCTCTACATGAAATTTGATACATTCACCCCTCAGCTCTTACGGGATGCCATAGAAAAAGAGTTGGAAAGAAATCCTAACGGAATGCTTGCCGCAGGAATAGCCCTCCGAAACCTGAAAAAAGACCCCCATTATTATGACAATTTAATTCCCATGAATAAAGCCTTTTTTACAAAATATAAGCGGAGAAGCCGGGGCGCAAATGGCAAGTGGAATTATTTCTATGATAATGACAAAAAGAAACAAAAAAAAGAAATTGCAAAACCTGAATTTGAGCGTGTAGGGGGAATGAGTTTTGATAATTTAACAATCCCACAAATAAAAGAAAAATTACAATGTGATTTTAAGATCAGGAATATTGACCATGATGTCTCTTTGGGGCCTAAAGAAGTAGATTACCATATAAAGTGCACAATTGCAGGGATGTCAGACCTTGCAGATGTTTTAAAGCTGCCTATTCAGGAGGTATCAGGCAATGGAAAGCTTGCTTTTCGATATGGTCATAAAGAAAAATGGTACGATAGAAATGAAAAGACAATTAACCTAATTAAGCAGGGAAAGGCTTCACTTGCCCACGAATGGGCACATTTTATCGACAATGCCCTTACTGGTATGGGGCGGGATGAGCTGTCCCATGTAGCTATTGACATGGACAATGAGCCTGAATATAAGCGGTTGGCCCGGCGCATTGCTGATTTGAGTAAAAGAAATTTCAACAATCAGATTAGTCAGATAGATAATGAAGATGTCAGGAGTACCTTGGAAAAAGATCCCGACATTAGTGACATTGCCGAAACCTTTGCCCGGTCCTTTGAGGCTTATGTGACGGATAAAATGTTAGCCGCAAAGAGAAAAAACTCATATTTGGTAACACCAAAAAAGACTCTTGAGGCCCACGGTAAAATATTATATCCTCAAGGATCAGACCGCAAAAGATTAAATGAATTATTTGATAATTTTTTTGAACAATTGAGATTAAATAACGAATTGCAAAAAGCTCAGGAGGCGGACATGACATCCAACAAGAAATGGCTTTTGAAAATAGCCCCGAATAAATTCTTAGTTAAAGCGAAACAGCATAAGTATACAAAAAGAACGCTTAAACCGGGGGGAGGTTATGATTATACATATCCGGATGACAAGAAAGCAAATAAAAAAGGCGCATCTTGGGTAGAGAATTTAATGGATATTTTTTCTTTTAAAAGTCGTGGTGAAGCTATGCGACGAATTGAAGCCGATTACAAAAAGAATAAAATTGACTCAAAATTCAACCTATCATGGGACGGCTGGAAAAATCATTTGTCTGAATATTTTAAAAATAAAGAAAAATGGACTAAATTTTTTGAACAAAAAACAGAAAAAAAAGACAAAAAACCTATTGATAAAAAACCTAAAAAAGAGAAGGAAAAGAAACTTGTCGTCAAAAAGGATAGCAAGGTCAACCTTTCTGTTATGCGTCTTATACATGGGTTATATGGAAAGCAAGAAGAGGTAAAAAAAGAGGCCAAAGTTGAAGAAAAACAACCTGAAATCATTCCCCCTAAAGAACCGGCCCCCGGAACTAAAATAAAAAAAGATGTGAAGCCAACACCGGCGCAAACTAAAGAAATGGCAGCGGAAGAAAAAGAAATCAGGGAGCATAATAAAAAAGCCGCCCCCCGTGAGCAATACGACAATGAAAAACCATCTGAAATTCTCAATGTGGGTGAGGATACATGGGGCGCAAGGCGTCACAATTATGATACATATAATCAATTTAATTATGATCTTAATGAAATGGAAAAAGACGGCACGGCAGCGGCCTTTATAAATAAAAAGAATTTATTTGGTAAATTCGGTCTTGCTGATAAAGACGAACGTGTTAAAAAAGGTGAAACCGAATACAAAGTTTTGATGAGTTATGCTATAAAAAAATATTTACCAGAATTTCCGGAAAAAACAGGAGAAAAGGGGCGAGCTGCATATTATGATTTATGCCGTAATATAGCAAGGCTTGATCAGGAGACAACTGATGCAGCAACCTTTGCGCAAGGATTAGCTGAATATGCAGATACTCATTTGAAAATGAAAAAAGACAAATTTGTCCCTGAGTCCCCCGGAAGTGTTGTAGTCCATGAAAGACTGGAAACAAAGAAAGAAAGAGAGCAGGTTGATGGGCTGGAAATTTTGGGCCTGCCTATTTATGCAATGGCCTTGAATATTTTAGGAACTTCCCGAATACAAAAAATGATTTTGATGTCAGATGCCACTAAAAGGGATAGTAAGCAGGTCAGTGTTTTAGATAAACTGATTGCAGGTGAAGAGAGCGGTAAATATAGTTATGATGATTTATTTATAGAAATGTTTGGAGCGGTAAAGGCGTCAGGCTTAAAAGTAAAAAAAGGGGATACTGTTCTATTTACAGAATCTTTGAAAAATGAAATTTTTGCACTTTCAACTTATTTTGATAATGATGAAAAAGAGGAAATCTATAAAAAAGCAAAACAAAGGAATCACGACTTATTTGTACATAGAGAAGATCTTTCTTCCGGATCTTTTTTTGACTCAAGAGGGTCGGAAAGGGGTAAAATTATCATAGATAGAGTAAAAAAAGAATATGGGACTATAAGTGTAGAAGAAACTTTTGACGAAATAGATAGGCAGATAAGTGAACAAAAAAAGATAATGTCTGAAAATATCAATGTAAAACAAATTTATCCGGAAGAAAAAGGTCAAATAATTAAAGCAGGGAAAAAGACCATAACCGTATCTTTTAAATTTGCTGATAATAAAACACGGGTTTTTAATGTTAATCCTGTTCTATTGAAACCTGAAAACATAGAATCCGTAAAAAAAGATGCAAAGAAAACAAAAGGTTCTAAACTTGACCTATTCATTGAAAAAAAGGTCATCAGAAAAGGAGGCAAAAACTTCAATGAAATGACTACTAGTGAAGCACAAAAAAAATTAGCAGAAGATTATAAGTTCAAAGCGGTACAATATGGAAACTCCATGCCGGATAAAGAAAGGGCTGCTCATACCAAATGGACAATACAGGCAATGTCAGACCTTGCTGGGATTTTAAACCTACCAATTGAGCAAGTTACCGCAAATGGTAGGTTGGGTGTTGCTTTTGGAGCAAGAGGCAAAGCCGGAGGCAAAAAAGGTCTTCAAGTGATTGCACATTATGAATCCGTAACAAAGATGATCAATTTAACAAGAGCTAATGGCTTCGGTTCTTTAGCGCACGAATGGGGACATTTTATGGATAATATCCTATCAGATGATGCGATTGGCTTTGTAAGTTCCAATCCCGGATATGAAGAAAGAAAAAATGTTCCAGTTTATGACATACCGGAGGGGGCTATTTACACCCGAAAAGCCAGACGAGGCAAAAAAGGATTAGAGGTAGATTATGTTTATTCTCCTGAAAAAAATAAAGATTATCCGTGGGTTAAATTAGATAACGGGGGATTGTTGGGCATCAAAAAGCCTGAACAGAGAGTTCGATTTAATTTTAATTCTGCTGACATTAGAGTCCCCAAACAAATAAAATACAGGCAAATAGCGCAAGAAATTGCAGTTGAAGCAAAAAACGAGTTTATTGAAAAATTAAATAAGGCAGATGGTGATATGTTCGACAAATTGTCAAATCCATATTGGCAAATGCCGCAAGAACTCTTTGCAAGGGCCTTTGAGACATATATTTCTGATAAATTACACAAAGCGGGACAAGAAAATACATACCTTTCAAGCAGAAAAAAAACATTTTACGGTGATGCAGCTATTGTTTACCCACAAGGGGAAACCCGTAAAAAAATAAACAAGCTCTTTGATGAATTTTTTGATGAAATCAGAATGAATAATGAATTAAAAAAAGCAATCGATTTATATTTTAGCGAAAATAAAGAAGGCATGGCCCGATTTATTAAAATAGGTCCCCGTCTATTTAAAGCCCAACAGCATAAGTATACTAAAAGAACTCCGAAGTCCGGCGGAGGTTATAATTATGAATATCCGGACGACAAGAAAGCAGATAAAAAGGGCGGTTTATTTTCTGGAATTTTATCTTTTTTTGGATTTAAAGATGAAAAACAAGCCAAGAATAAAATTAAACAGATTTACAACAGCAGCCCTGATATTAAAAATAATTTCACGGTTGAATCTTATACCAATTACTTAAATGAGTACTTAACCAATAAAGAAAAATGGGATAACAAATTAAAACAAACCCCCTCCCCTAAAAAAGACAAAAAGCCGGGAGTTAAAAAAGAAGGCGACAAAAAGGTAGTTGTCAAGAAAAAAGACGGGACAAGTAAAGGAGTTTTTAATCTGTCTTTGATGAAGATGGTGGTTAAGAGTTTAGGGGAAGATAACAAATTAAAGAAAATAAGCTCCGGAACAAGCACAGGGGATGTCTTTAAAAAGGGTGACTTTGTTTATAAAAAACTAATTAATAATGAGGAGTATAAAACCTATGAAGCCTTAAAGGGCACAGAGGGCGTTTCAACAGCTTCAATTGAAAAAATAGACGGTGTTGATTATATCAAAATCCCTTTTTATGAAGAAATAGTAAGTGCTGATTACATAAAAAATAAGGATGAAAGAGAGGCTTATAAAAATGATATTTTCAAAAATTTAAACAATATAACAAAAGTTATATCTAAAATGTCAGATTTAGGACTCGATTACAATGATCCTTTACAATTTGGATATAATCCAAAAAATGATAAAATGGAATTGATTGATTTTTCAAATGTGGGGAAGGCAGAAAAAACCGGGAAAACAATAAAAGAGGTTAGACGAAATAACTTCAATCACCTGACTAGTTTTTTAAATGATTTTGATTTAGAACATGTTGCAAACAGGATTAGGGAAACCATATCTTTTCAAAGATTTTTTGGAAAAGTTAGCTCTGACGAAATGAGAATCAGAATGGTAGATCATAAATACAGAGATGAAGCCCGAGAACTCTTAAAGAATTACAGCAAAGAAAAAATTCAGAATGCTAAATACAGCTATTGGACCACAAATGCCAGACCTGTTCAAATCCCCGGTGTTGTTCAAACTGATGTAAAAGATAATGATTTTAAGATGATCTTTTCTCCGAAACCTTTATCTGAAAAACAAGTAAAAGGATGGGAGCTTAACCCTGTTTATGTTTCTGAGCAACAAGAACCGGCTCAAAAACAATATGATAGACTTGTCAAGGAGAGAGATAAAGCTCTCAAGGATTTTGGGAGTGAGTACTATAATATATCTGATAATGGCAAAATTGAAGACTCAGACGGAAAAATAGTATATGAGGATATATCTGAATATTTACAAGATAATTATGCGCTTCCCGAATCTATAGATGTAAATAAAAAAGGATGGGAGAATAAGTTAAAAAAACATTATGAAAATTCAAGATACCATTCAGATGAAGACGTTGACGAAATAAAAGCAGTTAAGGATAGTTACGAAAAATATCTTGAGTCCAAAAAGAAGATTGACCGGTTAAAAGAGTCGTCCGAAGAGCTTATGGGGCCGAAGCTATTCAAAGCCCGAGTGGTAAAAATAGGCGGGAAAAAATATATAATAAAAAACAAAGTCCCTGCTTAGGGGGCTTTGTTTTCGTGTTATTCTCCTTTTATCTTTATTTTGATTATTTTAGCAATTTTAGTCAATAACCAAAAAAAATAAGCTGCCGAATATCCAAATACAACTAAAAAACAAAAGAACGAAACAGGAGGCATTGCGAAAACAGTCCCCCAAAACAAACCTTTAAGAAGCCTAATGCCGCAGCATAAGTCCCTGCTTTCAGTATCAAAAAACAAGGTGAATATAGTCCAGCCTACAAGATTACAAATTCCCATTATTATAAATGGTATGGCCTGAGACCTTAAATCGTCCATAATAATTCTCCTTTTTTGGTTTTAAAAGTAGAGGCCCCCGAAGGGGCTTTAAAAACTAATTACTTTGCAACTGTTTTTCAATTTCATTTAACCTTTTTAAAAGCTGTTCTTTTTCTGAAAGAAGGGCCTCCCTATCTATGGACTCACTTAATGTCTTGACATCCCATATGCTTTCATCATATGTTTTTTCGTCGATAATGTTTTTATATGTTTCAAGACGAAAAGTAGCTCCCTTTTCAACAATTGTTTTATAATATCGGGCCGATCCTCCTGATCTGATATTCCCTGACATTTTAATGATACCGTCACAAACTTTAGCCCCCGTGTCCCGACCTCTTGCATATGCAACCGGACACCCTGCAAAGTTTACGGAACCTGTCATTTCTTCAATTTCTTCTTTCGCAGTAATCTCAATTTTGACTTTAGGTTGTCCCGGATTATATCCATAGTGTTCTTTTAATAGACCGTCAATGAGCTCTTTTGCTTCGATAGAAACTTCCCAACAGGACCCTGACCATTTTGCTGTAGAAACTGACTGTTTTAAGTCAGATACAAAATTTTTATTGTAAGGGGTGTAGATTTGTAGTTTTTCTTCTTTTTGTTCAACTTTGATATTCATAATCATTCTCCTGAAATTTTAATTTAATTTTAACGCTTACATAAAGCCCCCGAAGGGGCCGAGTGTAGGGGTTAAAACTTAGACAAATATTTTTGTATTGCATTTACAAAGTCGTTTTTACACCATACTTTATCATTTTCTATGCCGGGGAAAACCGCATTAGAAATACAAACTACAGGGCCGCCGAAACTGTCCGCATACATCCAAGTTCCCTCATGACAATAACTGTAATAGTAATCACTAAAACCTTTTCTTTCCACTACAACACCAAGTGAAATCTTTTTTTTTGTTATTCTTTTTTCCATAATTGTTCCCCTTGCGCTTGTCGCCGCCGCCTTAGTTATACATACAATATACAAACTTATCTTGTCTTTGTCAAGTCTTTTCTCACTTTTTTTTAAAAAAAATCAATTTTTTTTTATCCTTGACAAAAATAAACCTTTGTTCTTATTTATGTTTATATAACGAAAAATGAGGCATTCTAAATGCAATTATTAAAACTATACAAAGAAGAAGACGGACGAACAATCTTTTTGAAACTTGACGACATGCAAAAGGGCAAAAGGGCGGGAATCGGAGAAGTCAGAACCGGTAAAGACGGTATTAAAAGGAAGAAAGTCGCCGAAGGGAAATGGGTTCCCGTAACTGAATCAAAAGACAAAAAGCCCGAAAAAACCAAAGACTCTAAAGATAAAGACAAAAAATCAATCCCTGATAAACAAAAAACTCAACTGAGAGGGATTCTCAAGAAAATAGCAGAAATGCTTGCTGACGCAATGTCAGGAAAAGACACAGTAACTCCAGCCGGTCAGGCAATTGAACAGACCGGAGAAAATATCAAAAGGAAGAAGAAAATTGAGCCAAAAAATAAAGATTGAAAACGGTATAGAAATCAAGTGTCCGCATTGTAAATATAATAAAACTATTTGTATAAAGAATGATACTGAATATCTATTTATAAATGTTTACAATGTACACATAAAAGACACCCCGAATGGGCAAACTATAACAGCCAAATGTCGCAGCTGTGACAAAGTTATAAATATCGCTTGACATAATTTTTTAAAAAAAATAATATGTAAATAATCCACGTCTTATCTACGGAAAACATGTTTAAAAAATTTGAGGTAATAATACATGCTTTTCCAGGTCTACGGATTGGACATAAAACCACTACAAAAAGCAAATGACAAAACTGTTTTTGTCGATATTGTCGCGAACCATTTGACAGAAGATGAAGAGGGTGAAATAATCCTGAAAGAAGCCTTTGATGATCCCACAATGAAAAAATTTATTGATGTGGGTGTCATAGAATATTGGCACGAATCCAGAAATCCCCGACTTACAAAAGAAGAGAAAAATCAAGCTCTCATGGGTAAGCCGGTCAGTTATCGATGGGAAGGCGGAAAGCCCATTGTTACCGCAGAGCTAACAAAAAGTCATCCCCGAGTACAAGAGATGTTACCTCACCTTGAGGCAAATAACCCATTGTATGCGGCAAGTGTCGGAGGGTCCAAAATGGTCCTTGAAGTGGCAAGCCCCGAAGGACAAAAAAAACGAGTTATCCCTCAAATAAAATTTGATCACCTTGCTATTGCCCCCCGAAACTCTGTTATAAACAGAGAGCCCGGCGTAAATGTAAAGCTATTAAGGAAGGCAAACGATTTATGCCTTGAATTTGATAACATGGACACATTTATTTCTAATGCTCCGGCACTTATGCAAAAAGAAGAGGCATTACACAAGGCTCTCCTTGCCCCTGAATCAGTATCGGATCTTTACGAATCCCCCGGCGGTGTAATTGCCAAACAAGACCTTAAGAAATCAGTTTCAAAATTAACGTTAAATGAAGATGAAACATTGTTACTGATAGAAACATTAATGCGTTTAAATAAAAACGAAATTCCAACAGATAAAAATCAATTCTTAAATCTGTTTGAAAAAATAAACAAGCGTAGTACGGGGGATAAAATTTATTCCCTTATAACACAATACAACAATAAAAGGAGCGCGTAACATCATGACAAAAGATGAACTGTTACTAAAAGGATTTTCTCCGGAAGAGGCGGAAATAGTATCACAAGCCTTAGATGCTCAAGCAAACAAAGAGCCCGAAAATCCCCTTCTTGCTCTAAAAAAGGAGCTGGACCTCTCAAAGGCCAAAGTTCCAGAAGGGGATGACGAACCGGATAAGGAAGGAAAGGACGACGATTATAACCCGGAGTATATGAAAAAAAACATGCGGCGTTATATGAAAGAAAACAAAAAAGCCTGTGCTAAAATGATGAAAGAAATGGGCGATTATTCACAGGACATGAAAAAAGCTCTTGAAGATTTTGACGAAGACGGCGACTATCTTCTTGAAACAAAAAATCTTGCCCCCTTCATGGAGACCTTTACAGGAATAACACCGGTATTGGAAGGCATGGTAAAGGCAATCGTCAATATTAATGAGGAGCTTACTATGGTCAAAGGTCAAAACGAAAAAACATTTGACCTCATGCAAAAGGCCGCAAGTGTTACAGCGGATCAAGCTGAAATTTTTCAGAACCTTAATCAAGCCATGTCTAAATCTAACGGCAGGAAAGGCATAACAGGAACGCAGGCCCCTCTACAAAAGGCCGCAACACCACAAGGGACAATTACCCCAGAAGTAAACAAGCAGATTTTTACGACTCTTATGAAAGCTGTAAAAAACGGCGTTCCCGGATCGGACAATGTGATTTCAATCCTTGAGACCGTCGGGAAGGATGTAAACAAACTGCCTGCTCAGAGTCGTCAAGAATTAGTAAATGTAATTGAACAAATGGAGGCCAAATAATGAATGAAGAAATATTGGCTCTTTTACAGAAAACCGGTGGAGTATCGGATAGTCAATTTGGGGTGGGAGACGCTATGTCATTATCTCAAATACAGGAACTCTCAAAGGCTCTTTTAGCCCCTGAATCAGTAGACGCGCTATATACAGATGCCGGGGGCGTAGTCACCCGTCAAAGTCTTGAGGGCACACTTGCCAGTCTGACATTGAATACCAATGACTTCACCTTTTGGCAGGATGTGAACAAAACAAATGCCAGAAGCACTGTTCACGAATTCGATCAGGAAACAGGTTTTGGTCTGAGTGACGGGGGATTTGTTGATCAAATTGAGAATCCCGAATTTAGAGATCCCGATTTTGACAAACAAATCGTAATCATGAAATATATGTCGGAGGGCTGGACCGTCGGTGACGTCGAACTTCAAGTGGATTCTATCATTGAAAGGAAAGCGATGAATCAAAGACAGGCCATGAAACGCCTTCTCAGGAACCTTGACATGGCAATGTACAGAGGGAACTCAGCTTGGGTTCCGAAGGCCATTGATGGTCTTGAGGCCACTATTGCTAGTCAATCCTCTGATCAGGTAAGAGACTTGAGAGGCGGAAATTTGGACATGGCAGTTTTCAACACTTCGGCACAGCTTATCACAGAGGGAAATGGTCAGCCTGACAATAGTAGAGTTTACATGAGTCCCGCAGCGGTAACGAATTTACACAATATAATCGAACAGTCCGCAGAAGGTCAATTGGTACGTAAAAACACCACTATGGGAGCAGCCGGTCAGACAATCGGTGGTAACATCGGAAGTATAATGACAAGTTTTGGAACAATGCAACCCAGAATTGATAAACTTCTTGGATTAAGTTATGAAGCCCGAGGCGTTCCGGTTTATTACGATAAAACCACAAAAAGCCCTAAAGAGGGCGCAACAAGTGAAAAGGCTCCGAGTGTCCCGACTGTAACTCTTGCAAATAATGCAACCGCAACAGGATCTCAGTTTGCCGCATCGACTACAAGGCCGTCCGGCGTAAAATACAATTATCGTGTTGCTGCCATGAATGAGTATGGCCGATCTATTGCAAGTGTATCAGTGGAATCCTCAGCGGCTGTGGCAGCAGGTGGGGCAATAACCCTAACCATTACGCCTAATCAGCTGGATTCTGGATCAAAACTGCCAACCTGTTTTGAAATTTATTCCGAAAAGGTTTCAGGTTCAGGGGATTTCAAGTATTTGCACACGGTTCCGGTTAGCTCAAGTAATCCGCTAACTGCTGTGACTTATCAGGATAAGAATGACTACATACCCGGTACGGCAAGAATGTTTATTGTCGATCAGACCACCTCCGGGGAAAGCCGATGCATGGCAATGTCACAACTTCTCCCGATACACAACACGGATTTGGCAAAAATTGGACGATTTGATCAGGGGTTAATTAACCTTTACATAGCTCCGATTTATTATAAACCAAATGTTCTGATTGAAATAAGAAATATTGGCATAGGACAAGCCAGACAAAATATTTTTAATATTGTATAAGGTATAAAAAATCATGGCAGTATATAGAACGCAAGACAGCATGCCTTTTGACATAGACCCAGATGTCAGGCGACACGGAAATCAAGTAATTTTAAGCGGAACGGATCAGTCGATTGAAATGAAAAAAGGATTTTTTATGCTTGAATTGTTGGTGGTCCCGACCGGGGAAACTGTCATTTTGACAGACGGGAATGGCAGAGAAATAGCCAGCGGTGTGACCGGATTTAGTCAAGAACACTCGCCTTTAAAATGTGAAAAAGGCTTGGTCATAACCGGGGATGTCGAAATTGCGAAAGGGTTTGAGGTCCCGGCGGTGCTGATATGATTTTAGAATTAACACGGCAAGAAATGTCACAATTTGCACAGTTACTCCCTGCACAGGCTTCTCTCTCTGAGTTGAAGCTTGTAAGGAGTATTTTAATAAAAACACAATTGTCTGATAATGACATTGTAAATATTAACGAACCTGAATTGATGCCTGTTGAATTTTCAGAAGAAGAGATGAAATTTCTTAATCAGGAAATTTCTCTAAGAGATAGTACAAGGCAACTGCCTTATGCGTCTCTTGACTTAATTCTGAAAATAAAAGAGGCTGATAGTCAGGAATAACAACGGAGGAAACAAATGGCTGGACCTAAAGGCTCTTTTGATACAAGTTTTGGAAACCCGAGCTTGCAAGTAGTTCAATGGTTACAAGAGAATCTGCCCCCTGAAAAGGTTGCAGAAATAACATATACAAAAGAATTCGCTGTCACGGCGGACGCAACCGGAGCTCTGGAAATTACAGGCGTTCCGCTGAATGCACGAATAATCGGCGCGAGAGTAATTTGTACCGCTGCAAATGCAAGCGGAACATTACAGCTCAGAACGAATGCAGCAACACCGGTTGCGATAACTGATGCAATGATTTGCGCAGTTGACAAGGTTGTAGTTTATGCCGGTACGATTGACGATGCTGTAACGACTGTAGGCGTAGACGGATTACAGGTTATTTCAAACGGCGCAGATGATCGAGGGATTATCCTAATCGAATACAAGGTATAAAACCACATGAGTATTTGTCAAGAAACAAGAGTCGGATTTGCTTTTAACAACCCCGACACTACAAGTGATTACCATGCCCCCAGGTGGGGGCTTTTGGTATCTTACGACGAATTGCGGTTTGACGAAATGTTCGGAAACGCTTTGATCGCCGAATCTGATAGTCAGGTAATTACAGACGATCAGCTTTTAGATTATGCAAGAGTTGCAATTGCATATTTGGAAGAAAGACTTAATATTGATATTTTACCCCGACGAATACGCTTTCAGGATCCTATTGGAGAGGATGGAAATGAGATCCCCAGACTTGATATAGCTAATGAAGACGCAGCCTACACATCTCAAATGACCGTAAAACAAAAAGGTGATTTATATATCCGTGAAGAGGGCTATCCTTATTTACTTACACAAGCCCGTCAGGAAATGCGTATAAAATTACGCAGGCGGCCTCTGAGAAATGTATTAAATGTAAACTTTGTTGACCCCTATAGAGACACCACAATCATTGATTTAATGCCGTATAGAATGGAACGAAAAGGGTTTTCTTCTGTGTGTAATTTTAGACCGAGACACTCAACAACTGGAAGCAGTCGTTTTTTATACATTTGGAACAATTTTTTGGTAATGCCTTATTTTAAAAATTTAAGAGATATAATTAGAATTGATTACGAGACTGGTTATGAAAATTGTCAAACTGTCCCAGATGAGTTCCGAAATATTGTTAAAAAATTGGCAGCAGTAACGCTGATGAATATTTACGGCGACGGGAAACTTGCCGCAATTGCCAGCCGGTCCGTAAATTTGAATAACGTTTCTGAGTCTATCAATACAACATTGTCCGCAACAAGTGCCACATTCGGCGCAAGAATAATGCAATATCAAAAAGAAATAAAAGAGTGGTTTGCGATAAATACTCAAAAATACAGCAGAACTCTAATCGGGCGGTTGGGATGATAAAACAAGAATTTTCTCAGGGAAAAAATAAAATCCGGGTTGAAACCGCTGAATCAATAGAAGAAATGAAAAACGGTCAGCCTCAAACCTATTTTTTTGTAAATGGAAAACAAGTCCCGAGTTATCAAGACCTTGTTAAGTTTATCGTCACAGAGACTCAAAAAAATAAAGAGACATTTATACCTGAGAATTTAGCTGATCATAGACAAAAACTAATTGAAACATCCGAAAGACAAACCAGAGAATTTTTAAACCGCATTCAAAGAGAAACAAAGGCCAATATTAACCCTAACGATTTTTTAAAGGGCATAAATGATATAACAACAAAAACCGATATAACCGGCGTAAGGATCGTTGAGTAATGGGCCAGAATGCTAACATAGGACAACAGGCGGCGGTTACAGTTTTTGGGAATCCTGAATCTTTTATTAAGCTGATTACAAACCACGGGGTTCTGTCAAAAATAAAACAAGCTATGATTTGTCCTTGTGCGGCGGACAATTCGGGATCTGCTGATTTTTTTTGTAAAATATGCAAAGGAGACGGCTATGTCTATCGACCACAACGGCGTTTTTTGGTAACTGATGAAAATAGCCGCTCTTGCGGGGATAAGATTTATCCTTTCAGAACTCCGATCCTTGGAGTTGAAAAAGTTCAGGTCGTAGGGGCTGAGAGCCAGTGTGGAATCCGTGACATTGAAGTTGACTCGTTTACTGATACTGAAATAATCCTGACAGAAGAAGTGAGCGATATATTTAAAAAACGAGTTACATATTATTTTGATGGTTGGACATATGTTGAATCAGATAAATTGACAGTTGACGCAGACAACGGCCTGATGTACACAAATCAAAATGTTTTTGACGCAGGTTATCAAAGTAGCAACCCTTTAAACGCTTACGCTGACATTACTCGAATAATAAAAATTTGGAATATAGACACCGAACAGGAAATCACTAATTATACATTTGACGGACGTACAATACAGACAAGCGAAACAATAGAACCTGATAAAATGTATGCTGAATATTATTATGCAGATTTAACACAAATAATAGCGGGGGATATTGCTAATAAAAACGACTCTGAGGACTGGACGCATGGTCTTCAATCCGGTCAGGTGAAAATGTCTCTTTACCCCTTTTGGGATGTCACGATAGGGGATATTATAATTTTAACCGGGTCCACTCTCTGGAGAAACGAATCTCTAACACATAGAGGGGATTTAGACCGGTTATTTGAAATTGAAATTTTTGAATTAAATGATGTAATTTTGGGATCAGATGGGACAGTATACAACATAGGGGTTGACTATATCTTACAGGGCCGGAATATCAAATGGATCTCAGATAATAAACCCAACTTAGACACAACAATATCAATAAGGTACGGGTATAAGCCTTCATATATTATTTTTGAGGATAACCCCGAACCAAATAATCTTGAAAATAAAGCATACCCTAAAACAGTACTTGCGAAAAGCTGGACAAAGACAGATAAAAAAGACATTACGGACTTGATAAACTAATGGCTGAGATAATAACAAAATACTCTGATTATGCGATTCAATCAATTGAATTTTTTATCCAAAAAATCAAAGATGAAATGACTATCAGAGATTTGTCAAATTTAACACATGGTAGAATTAAAATTATTCCTGTCTTAAAAGAACACCCTTTAGTTGTTTTGACTCAAAAAGTAGTGGATAATCAGACCCGAAGTGCTTCCGATCGTGAATCCGGAGTTTTGCCGAGCATTGCGGTACTTCCCGGCAATATGCCCCCTGACGGCTTTACTTTTTCAAAAAGCCCCAAAACTGAAATAATTGAGGATGAATATATAAACGAACTCAAGGCCCTTTTGGATTTAACAGATAAGGAAATACAGCAGCAGGGGCTAATAACAAAAGAACAGATAAATTTGATTTTATCGACATATAAAAGGAACCCTGAAAACAGCCTTTTGCTTGAGACAAAAGAATATCACAGAGATGAAGAAATAAATATTTCAGTATGGGCAGAAAGCGCAGATATAACAAATCTGTTGACAATTTTGATTGACTCTGTTTTAACCGAAATACAGATCGGAGATCCCGGAGACAATTCAGCAATAAAAAAAATGTCCGTTAAGGTCCACAGAGGACTGAATAATATAAGATTTGGAAGAACTCTGCACGGCACAGAATTCTCCTTGACCTTTTTAAATACATTTGTTAATTATGTAGTCAAATTAGATCCGAGAGTAACAGACGTAGAACATGATTTTACCTTTAGAACACCGGGAGACGACAATGAACATTAAATTATATTTAGCCAACCATTCACCAGCTAAAAATCTTGACAGCATTATAATCAATTGGTACTGTCAGGGCGATAACAAGAAAATGAATAATGACCAAAAGTCAAAAGAAGAGTGGGACGGGATTATCAGCAATTTTTTTGGTGAAACCGAAAAGGATAGGCAGGATGCCCCGAAAAAAACCATTATAAAGGAAGAAAACCCAAAAGAAAACAAAATGATAAAAGAAAAGCTCAAAGAAAATAAACCAAATTCAAAAATAAAAACGGAGGCATAAAAAATGGCTGTTATATATGATTTTGCTGGGCGCAGAATAGCAGAGCCCGGAGTATACACAAAAAGACTCTTTCCCTCTGATCAGGGAGCAGGGGCGGTCACGGGTATTGCTGTCATTATGGGAGAGGCAGCGAGGGGCGGCGTTCCCTTTGATGCCTTTGAAGACGTAAATGATTGCATAAATATTTTTAACGATCAAAATCAAGCTTTGAGGATTTTAGGCGGGGGCGATGCTTATTACGGAACCGAGTTTTATTTAACTCCAACAAAAGAGGACTTTGGGACTCCCAGTGTAGCCCGTGTTCTTATTGTTAACCAAATGGAACAGGCTAAAACAGAGTTAAAAAACTCTACAACTTCTATTATAGATATAAAAAACAATATTTGGGGTGTTGACGGCAATACCACAGGTATAAAAATAAGTTCCGGAACTAATGTGGGCCGAAAACTTGATATTATATACAGAGGGGCCTCAATCCTTGACAAGGATGATGTCAACCTGTCACTATTTGAAATACAATACACCGGGGCAGGATCGGCGGCAACCATGACAATTGATGCCACAACCCTGTCAACAACAGTCACAGGAACGACCGGGGAGGATTTATCGCTGACACTTGCTGACTTTTCTGATCTTGGCAGTCTAATAAATTTTATAAATACTCAACCCACATACACCTGTACACTAACCGGCAAAAGTGCCGAATTTACAACTATTTTTGATGCCGTAACCGCACAGGATATAAAAACAAGCGCATATGAGACGTTAGCGATTGTAGAGGCTATAATCAGACAAATCAATAGTATTCCTGATTTAACTGCCACATTGCACACCGGATCAGCTCGACTTATCCCGGACAACCTTACAGACTATCAGTTTTTTACAGGCGGAAGTGTCGCAGCCGCAACAACTCAAGACTGGACTGATGCACTTAAAAAATTAGAGGATTTTAACCTCAATGATATAGTTGTAATGTCAGGATCTTCAACAATTCAACTGTTAGTTGAGGATCATTTAAGGCGCATGAACGACTTACAGGTTAAGCAATACAGGCAGGCCGGAGCAGGTGCGGGAAGCTCTACAACAACAAAGAATTCAAGACTTGCGGAAATCAAAGCCTTGAATTCTCCTTATTTTGAATACTGTGTTACAGGATTTGAAAGACGGGATTACGTCAATAGAATAGAAAACAAATATTTTGAACCTTATTATCTTTATGCGCTTATTGCAGGGTTCAGGTATTCAAACAATGTTGGAATGGATCTGCTTTTTAAATATTTGAATGTGTCTAAAATTGATGTCTTAGATAGACAAGACCGAGACGATTATAGTATTGCCGGGGGAACTTATCTGCTTAAAAAAGTTAACTCAAGCAATATTTCAAATTTTCAAATTCAGTCTAATAACACTACATTTCAAGGCAGTCAGCCAACACGGACAAATCCGGCGGTTGTCTATGAAATAAATGTGCTCACAAAAGATTTTGAGGAACAGGTTGAAGACCAAATCAGACAGCTTGACACAGTCGCTAACAGTGTAATAATATCAACCATTCAAAACTGGATAACTACTATACTTTTTCCGAGGTATAGAGATGATTTTGGATGGATCACTGATGGACCAGATGGTCAAAAAGCATTCGATAATGTTTCGTTTACACAAAAGGGAGAGGTTTTTACTGTTACAGCCACACTGACAATGTCAACCACTCCGAGATTTGTGTTTAATTTCTTGACTTTTATAACACCGGGACAAAATATATAAGGAGGTCTAAAAAATGGCTTTTAGAACAGGCGGTGAACCACAAGGCCCGATAGGATCGGGCATAGATAGTTTTTTGATGCAGGATAACACAATTCTTGCATATACTACAGACCTCTCTATTTCAGAGGATTACATGCTTGAAGGTATCCAGACTTTAGGATATTATGGTTTTAGGGAAATATTATCCCTTGGGTATGATGCCAATCTGACAATGGGTACATTTTTACTTCGAGGTGCAAATATCGCAGGTAATTTGTCCCTTCCCGGTTGGCAGCCGGACGGGACTATCAATATAAATAATGCGGGCCGGTATACATTTACAATTTTAGACGTACATACGCTAACTGTATTATTAACCGTTATGGGTGCTCAATACGGCGGCGGAGACTTGACCATTGCGCAGGGTGCAATTAACAACAGGCAGACACGTTGGAGAGCACGGATGGTCGTTCCCGGCCTTGCAACAAGTTAGAATAAATTAAAAAATAAGGAACTAAAGACAAATGAATCTACTAACTCCAGAAGAGAAACAGAAAACCGTACTAGTGCAGGGGCTTAAATTCGTAATTGATTTTATATCCCCTCAAAAACAAAGACTTATTTCAAACAGACGATCTCAATTGCAAGGCGATGTATCCGTTGATGTGCTGACTCAATCTGATTTTGATCTCTTAAATGCCATTGCAACAGTTGACATGTGTTCGGATAATTTGAAATGGCCCGAGGGATTCCCTCAAGGGAGCTGTGAACAATGGGACGATGAGAGTTTGATTTTTGATCTTACAAATGAAATTCATAAATTTACAACTGACATAAAAAGTCGGTTAAAAAAAAATAGACTTAGTACAGGAAGCAACGGACAGTAAATATTTTGTTGACGGCTTCATGCTGAAACATTTTGGGATTTGGCCCGATGGGGTAGATAAAAATGATTTACTTGGCGAACAGAAAATCTTTTTGATTTACCTCATGGGGGCGATCCCGAATATGAATCAATGGTCAGTACAAGTTGACTATGAAGTAGAGTCTAAAAAAATTAACTCAATGAGCCCTAATGACATTGAAATTTCAAAGTCTGACATTGACCTTGCTAAACTTCAAGGCAAAGAGATTGACGAAATTAAACAAAAACGCTTACAAGAAGCAAAACAAAAAGAACTCAGAAAGTTAAATAAAAAATACGGGATTGAAACTGATGAGCCAAAAGAGCCGGAACCGGAAACAGCAGATCCCGATATAAATGAGCAAATGAAACAAAGACAGAATGTTTTGAATATGCTTAACGGGAATAGACCGGGTTAAGGTAAAATCTTTATGGATTATAACATAAAAGTAAAATATGAACAGACCGGCAAAAAGGCGGGAGGCGTTCGTCAACAAGCCGTAAAAGCAGCTCAGAAAGCCGCACAACGTGGACCGGGAAAAGCAGGGCAGCAACGGGGCACAGTTGCGCAGCAATCCGTCCGACAAATGAAAACTCTTACCACAAGTATTGACAAACTTATCGTCTCCAATAGAAAACTTGAAAATGCAATCCGGTCACAGGGCGGAGGGGCCGGAGGCGGTGGGCCTATTAGACCCGGACCACTCAGGCGTGGAGCTCCGAGAGGTGCAAGCCGTCTTTTTGGTGGTGCGGCAGGATTTGGTCGCATGGGCGCAAGTATTCCCGTTATAGGCGCAGGAATTGCAGCCCTTGGCTTTACTATCCAAAAAGTAAATCAAATAGGGAACGCATATATAGAACTTGCCGGTCAGCAGCTTAAATCTGTGGGAGTCGGAGGCTTTAGGGGGGGGCGTGGCATGTTTACCGGGGCTGAACTTGGCGCAGGGATGAAAGCTTTCTCTATGGCAACCGGGGAATTTTTAGACCTTTCAAAAAAGAGTAAAAAAGAGCGAAAAAAAGAACAGGTAGCTTTAAAACCTACCCTTGATTATGCTACTATTTTTGGACTTTCTCCCGAACAGGCACTAGGACAAAGAGGGCTGTTTAAAAGGGCTGGAGCTGAAAGGGGCTACACCCGGACCGTAGAACAGGCGGCGGGAATGGGTATTCAAACCGAACTCCCGACACTCATGGGGGCAGTAGCCGGACAACTTGAAGAAGCTGTTAAAAACGGTGTCAATTCATCAAGTATTGCAAACGACATGGGCCGGGAAGTGGCAAGCTTAACCCTTGCAACAAATACAAAGTCTGTAGATGCTGCCATGAACATAATAAGAGGGTTCAAGGGGGTCAAAACTCAATTAGGCCGGGGGAAACTTGGAAGCCTTGAGGGTATGTTTGCAGCAAAAGCAACCCGAGAGATGTTAATGGAGCGGGTCACTGATATATCCAAAGTCGATATTTTGGACAAAGAAGGTAAAAGAATAGGCGAGACAACCGGAAGGGAGCGGTATTTAAGCCGATTGCAAAAAGAGGGTGTGATCAGTAAGGCGCAAAGGGAAAAAATGTTGAACCTTGGACCGGGTGCGACATTTGAAGATATTCAGCGCACAATTGGCGGAGCCGGGGCCTTGACTCTTTTCAAAAAACAGGCTCTTGAAGCAAACCCGGCAACAATGATGCGACGCACAATTCAGCAGGTACAAAAAACATACGGGGCTACACCGGAGGGCTTTCAAAGGTTTTCTGCTGTGGCTGATCAAATGGGATGGTCGGGGAATGTTGAACAATTACGGGCCGTATGGCAGACAGGGCTCAGGGGAGAGCCTAAAGACGTCGAAGGCGTAGGCCGTAAAATAATATCCGAAAGGGCAAAAGGCGTTAAAGAATCAGCCGCAGGAATGGCACGGAGAAGACAAATAAGACGTGAAGATTTGGTCATGACTTATGGTGATTCTTTCGCAAGAAGTGCTGAAAATATGGAAGTAGCGATGATAAATTTGGCAAAGACCACTCTCCCTTTTGCAAATGAGGGAATAAAAACACTTGGGACTGTGACCGGTGAATTGGCAAAAGGAATGGGAGAACTTGTCAAGCTTTCAAAAGAAGTAAGCAAAGAAGGCGGGGTCGGAGGCTATATTGGAACTGCGATAGGTCAAGCCATAAAAGACACACTCCCTGCATGGATGGGCGGTACACCTAAAAAGAAAAAAACTGAAAACTTAACGGAATAATATGGAATCTTTAATCTCACTAGACACATTAAGATACAAAAAAAAGGTAGTGTATAACGCAGGTGTGGAATCCTCTATTGACTATGCAGAGCCTACAACAGAAAAAACAAACACTGTTCAATTATTGTTTTCCCCCTTCGGCCTGCCCTTTGTCCCTATAGAGGTCTTAGGATCTGATGTAGGGGATATTATAACAGATATGACATGGACAAAAGATCGCAACAATCCCGGCGGTTTTTTGTCTGTAAGCATTACCCCTGATGCAACAGTAATAAAAGATATTGTCAAAATAATAGACCGGTTTACAGGTAATTTATACAGTAAAATATGGGGTTCTCTGGGTGTTGACTTGGAAGACCTTTTCAAACCTATGACACTTTGTCAATTATGGATTGACGGGTATCATGTCATGACCGGGACTGTAAGGTCATGTAAACGGGGGATGTCAGTTGATGACAAAAGTAAAATGGTCAGTTATGATATTGTGATTGATGAGCTTGGCAGTATTTACACACAAAATATTTTATCCTTGGATACAATTGTAGCTGATGGGATGCAAAAACAGATTGCTGATGCAATAAAGACAGCCTTTGATCTTGTGTCACAAATAAAAGGAGTTTCAGTCGCAACAGGGATCCAAATGCTTGTTGAAGCATTCAAGGTCACGACATTAGCTCAGAGGATGACATTGTCAGATGGATTCCCGCTTTTTTTAAGACTTATAACTGCCCCCAACCCTTTGGGCGGAATTGCTAACCTTTCCTATGCCCGAAATATGATCTTTGATTCAAGCATGTTTCAACTCTCAGGCGGTGACTCGTTTTGGGACTTTTTAAAAAATTTAATTCCTAATCCTTGGATGGAAATGTACACCGAGTCCGGAGGCCGGACAATTGTAACGGAAGCAATAGGCGCACCAACTGTGATGTTGCCGGGGTTTAATTACCTTATAGCTCGATCGGTCCCTTATTCAAACCCCTTGATAGGGACCGTTAACCCTGTTCATTTGCCGTCAACTTTGGCCTTTGATTTGACCGCAATACAAATGCTTTTGGGTGGGGATTTTATAATAATTACCGACGATGATATATCCGATAAACAGTTAGGGTATGATTCAAGCAATCAGTCAACCGTGTTCCATACCCGTTATGCAAGTAAGGGAATGTCAGGGGCGCAGGATTTAACCGACAAGGGCATTAAGAGTGTAGGGCCTCTTAACCCTTTTGCAAGTGGGGGGATCGGCACATTTGGAATCAGAGAAATGTTCCAGTCGATTGACTGCACGAGTCTAACAGGTCTTGGAACGGCTTTAAGCTACTCCGAAAGAATTGCAAAAAACAAACTTGGACTACCTACACAAATAATGTCTAAAAATGCATTAAGTAATTTACTTGCTGTATGGTTCCGCAATCAATCCCGGTTCAGAGAAGGAACGGTGGTCCTTGCTAAACAGAAACCGTGGGCACGTCCGGGGATGTATTGTTTATATTTACCGTCACTATCCGGGAAAAAAGTTGAAAACCTAAGAGACATAGGAATTTATTACATTGACTCGTTATCTCAGGACCGAAGTATTGAGGATAAAGCGGTTACGGCAACAACAACATTAAATTTGATTCGAGGTGTACCATTACCGGCGACTTTAGCACAATCGGCCCTTTTGCTATTTGATTTTGAAATATTGCCTCCTGAGTCCGGATTGGCAGACGGTGAATATAAAATTTTAAAGGCTGCAAGGGATGCAATAAGCTTAATATGAGACAACGAAAATACAATAAAAACAGGGGTATGGATACCCACACCCGAAATGCTGATAATAATAAATTCAGATGCGGCAGCTATGACTCTGTACAAATGATAAGCGGTGAAATATCCCTCATCCAACCTGAGCCCCTTTTTCGTCAAAACATGGTTACTGTCAAGCCGTCAAGAGGGGGATCAATAACAAGTGTGGCCTATCCGGGGGCGTTTTTTGATCCTGTTTCAGGCAATTTACACGGTAATTACGAGGGGCCTATACCCGGTCAGCAGGTGGTTGTCGGATTTGAAAATGGAAACCGAAGCACTCCTTTTGTCGTAAACCGGTATCCTTATCAGGGCCGGGGCAACACTCTTTTTGAAGAAAAATTTACAACTCCGCTGACTAAAAATTTATTTCATTCTACTGATGTCTTAATGGGCCATTTTTCAGGCTCATATATAAGCCTTAATACCGGTATCGCCCCTTCAACCAAATTGCCGGGAAGCATAACTATTAAATCCATTACGGATTTGGAAATGGAAAGCAGCACACGGATTTCATTAAAATCTATTGCAGCAGCGGAAATTGAAAGCACGGTTGTAAAAATAACAGGGACTACAAATATACAATTAAACGGGAGTACTGATTTTGCAATTAAATATACAGCAATGAAGACCGCATTTGATACGCTCAGAACCGATTTGAATAATTTGGTAACTGCATATAATACACATATTCATGTTACAACAGCTACCGTGGGAGCAAGCGCAGTGCCTGGAATAATATCCCCCACAGTTTCAACGGCGATTCCATCAATTGCGGACATGACATCGGCACAAAATCCGACTGTTTTATTTTAAAACTTGACAAAAATAGAACAGTCTTTTTCAATATGATGAGGAGCAAATAATAAATGAATCTGCCTACATTATTTAAACAAATTTATGGAACTTTTGAGTTTTCCGGTCTATACTCCTTTGAATTTGTAGACAAAGACAGGGAAACCATAACCGAAATATTCCTTTTTGCTCCCCCGAAAAGCAAGAATAACACCGAAGGTACACGCTCAAGCATTACCGCAACAGCCGGGAGCAATTTTTTATTAGATGCCGGAAACTCAATCAAGCCTTTTACCCTATCCGGTGAATTGTGGTTTATAAAGGAAGAAAGTCCCGATAATCCGGTAGCCCCGAACCCTGAAATTTTTGAAAATACAATTGACGGTTTAAACGGGTTTTTAGCCCTTAGATGGATGCTTGTAAGATACAGGGACTACACAATGACACGTAATGCTGAGGTGTCAATCCCTTCAAGTTTGACAGGATTAAGCTCTCAAATAAAGACACTATACAAAAAAGTATCTAAACTTGTTAAGGAAAAAACAGGGGCCTTGTATGATGAAATAAAGGTTATTTTCCATGACTACGACATGGATGATCATTTTTATTGCAGAGTTGCCAACCTCAGCGCAACACAAACGGATTCAAAACTTTATGCGATAGACTACAGCATAGAACTTGAATGCTATGAGCCGGACCTCAGACAAAAATCAACAAGCCCTGAAATTAAAAAAACAACTAATGAACGCCTTGATCTAACAAATACACAATTACAGGAAATAAATTTTTCCGATAGATTAGACAGTGTTCAGGGAGAAATTTCGTCAAATACCGATTTTTTGTCTGAATGTTTAGCCATATCAGACACCATAGACGAAATAAATGAAGAAAATACGAGCATTCAGTCAGGTCAAACTACATTTACAGGCCCGATTGTGGATTTGACACAAACATTGCTGACATCAACAAACTCCGCTCTTGATTCTTTAGTCCAAACCTTTTTAACTGAATTTCAAGTCAATTCTTATCAGTCCGGAGATTTGACACTTGATGAAATTTTATCGTTCGATCTTTTGTTTTTTTATAATGCGCTGCAAAAAGTCAAACTACAGGCTCAGGGGCTCAATGGTATTTTGAGATCAAGCATAAATCAGGGAGAGACTCAATATTATCAAAATGCAGATGACTACAGACTGACAACAGAGCAGTTTGAAGATGATAGTAATCGAGTTGAAAATAATACATTTTTCACTTATTATACCGTTGTCGATGGTGACACGGCCCGAAGCGTGGCACAAAAAACATTGCAAGACAGCGAAAAATTTATTGATATTTTAAGAATAAACAATATTTCTGATAATGATTTCACAGATGGAAATTTAATAGGTCAAAATATAAAAATTCCCGCCACTCTTGAAACTTTAAGCCGGGGGGCTGACAATTTTGTTTTTGAAGCTGAGACAACAGACCCGATAAAATTTTTATATGGGACAGACTTGGCAGTTGATGAAAATAAAAATTTACTCCTGTCTGCAACCGGGGATCTCAGGGGCCAAACTGGTTTAGAAAATGCTTTTCAAAATGTAGAAAACAGAATACAAAATGAAAAAGGAACTCTAAACGTATTACGGCCGAACTTTGGAGTTTCACCGCTAAACAATTCAAACGCCCCTGTATTGGTTAATATAAATAAGTATATAAATGATTTTATATATCAAATACAATCCGAACCGAGAGTAGAATCCGTGGATCTAAAAACAGATAAAATTGATTGGAGCGGAGAAGTGCTGTCATTATCGGCAGACATCTCTTTTATAGGAACAGACGAAACACGAGAGGTAACAACAAATGCCTGATATAATAAAAAATTACACAGCAGAGCAGCTTTCAAATTTTTACAGAAATAAAATAATATCTGATGACGTTGGACTGACAGACTTCAATGAAGGAAGCAAAACGCAATCTATAATTGACTCCAATTCTGAAATTGTTTCCAGTATCGCAATGGACTTCAAGGAAGGTTTGGTTAAAGCGATCCCTACGGCACTGTATGAGGGTCTTGGTTTTTCAAAAAAACCGGCTGCCTCTGCGATTGGTTTTATTCGTCCTTACCGCGTGCCGGTTATGACTGTAAATTATACCGGAGCCGGGACAAGTGCTGTAATTAATAGCGATGCTTCGACTTTTTCGGCCTCTGTTACCGGGGCGGTTTCTGACAATTTCAGTTTTGATTATGCTTCATATCCTACAACAAATAATTTAGTTGAAGCGATTAACGCTTTGACTAATTGGACCGCTGCGGTTATTAATAATGCGAGTACAGTTGAAATATTTCAGTATACATCAAAAGAAATAATTGGATCAAAAAATTATAAATATCAAGATGGTTTAGACATTGCCCTAACAAGTGATACAGAAATAATTATCCCCGAAGGGTATTCGGTTACCATCGATGACATAGAAGTTTTGACCACCTCTGAAAATACACTCCTTGCCGGAGAAACCGGGGTACAATGTGCGGCACGGGTAGTGCTTCCGGGGTTGGACGGGAATTTAAAAGTGAATGCAATTGACACTTTTGAAGGAAAGGGTTATATTAATTCAGTCATCGAAGGCATATCGTATGCCATAAACGATTCGTCTTTTTCGGGCGGAAGACTGGAAGAAACTGAAATTGAGAGAGCTCAAAGATTTATTGAAACCATAAACGGTTTAAACGCCGGGACAAGGTTAGGCATTATATCCGCAATTAAGGCCATTCCTGATGTAAGATCAGCCGATTTACTCCCTGCCACACCCACAAAAGGGACCAATACTATTTTAGTCGATGACGGTACAGGTTTTTTGAGTGCTGAATTACAAGCCGAAATAGAAAAAATTCTTGAGGGTGACCCCGACGATATTGTTAATTATCCCGGAAAAGAAGCTTACGGCATGGATTATCCAATCACCGTACCGACATTAATTGATGTCAACATAGGTGTTGCTATTACCCGATTACCGTCAATTGACGTTGATCTTGATGAAATAAAAATTGATGTTCAATCGGCAATTGAGCAATACATAAATACTCAAAAAATAGGGGCTGATGTTTTAGTCTCTGAAATAATAAGAGTATCAAAAAACAGTAATGCTGCGGTGTACGATATTACTGTTAACACGCCTTCTGATACAATTTCTATTGCCGGATCGGAGCGAGCTCAAACCGGCGTTGGAACCGGGGGCACGGTTTCTGTGACTGCATCAATAGCAACAAGTATTTAAGGATTAAAAAAAATGTCAATACCTGATAGAATCAATAATAATCTTCAAGTTGTATTAAATAAAGATAATGAAATATATAAATCTGTTATTGCTGATGAATCCGGATTTGAACCGGATCCGCCCTTGACGTGGGAAAATGTTTTCACGGGATTTGAGAGCGGTAATTTTCAGGATGTCGCATATGGTAATGGCAACTTTGTAATGGTCGGAGAAGATTCACAGATTTTGAGTAGCCCTGATGGGATCGACTGGACATACATTGATGTTTACAGTCCCCCTGCTCCTTTTGGAGTCCCTTTTAGTACGATTTTTGAACGTGTAATTTTTGGGGGAGGTCAATTTCTAGCTTGTGGCGGGTTTACCACTTCTGAGTTGATAACAAGCCCGGATGGAATCACGTGGACACGCCGAACGCTCAATTTGCCTCCGGGTTTTGCCGTTTCTGGTAGGACGTCCCATGCCTTAGCATATGGGAACGGCCTCTATGTGCTAGGCGCAAGACTGGGAAATTTGGCGACAAGTCCAGATGGGATCACATGGACTGCAAGAACAGCCCCTAACACAACAAGCATTTATTCAGCCACTTTTGAAAATGGGCTTTTTCTAATCGGAAATCAGTTAGGGAGTGTTTCAACAAGTTCAGATGGGATTACTTGGACCGCTTATCAATCTATGGACGGTTTTGGCGGGTCAGACTGGGTTCGAGGAATAACTTATGGAAACGGGCTTTATGTCGCAGTTGGTGACAATGGAAGCCTTTCAACGAGTCCGGACACAGTAAATTGGACCGGGCGGACATCTACATTTGGTACAAGTGACATTTATTCTGTTAATTTCATAGGCAATATTTTTATTGCAACCGGGGCAGGAGGTCAAGTCGCAACAAGTCCCGACGGGATTAACTGGACACAAATAAATAATAATCATTCGCCTTCAACGATTGTCACAGGACTTAGCGTGGGAGAGGGCCTCTATGTAACATCCGGACGGGGCGAACCAATATCAATTACAAAAGATTTAGCAAATTGGGTTTTTAGACTAACCAGATCCCCCTTAGCAAAAGGTGTTGACAATGTCGCTTACAGCGATAGAGACGATTTACTTTTAATTTCAAGTCTAAAGGATCTTAAATATAGTTCAGACGGTATCAATTGGAGTGATTCGATTCAGCCGCTTGGACCGGGAGAAACCATATATACAGGGGCCGTGACACTTGGAAACACGGCAATTATCGCAGGACAAGACGGCAGACTTGCTATAAGCACAGATGGTCTAAACTGGACTTCCAGAGATTCAGGGTTCGGCGTGTCAGATGTTTTATGCTCAGAGACACAACAGATAGTTGACACACTAATAGCCGGGGCAGACGGCAAGTTTGCCTCAAGCTCAGACGGTATTACGTGGATCTCAAAAGGAACACCATTCGGGGCTAACTCAATTTTAGCAATAGGGTCAAGCTACGTTTCTTTAGTTTTAACAATAATAATCGGAGGACAAGGGGGTCTATTGGCCACCACTTCGGGACTGGGTGACGACTGGACATTACAGGATTCTCAATTTGGGATTGACAACATAAATGGAATAGCCTTCGGGAATAGTATTTTTGTAGCAGTCGGAGACAATGGCAAACTTTCAACAAGCCCGGATGGGGCAACATGGACCGCCCGAACTTCAAGCTTTGGAATTGATAATATTAACGCTGTAATTTATCAGCCCACAGATGCTCAGTTTGTAGCCGTGGGTAATTCTGGCAAGTTAGCAACAAGTCCCGACGGTGTGACATGGACACAGCAGACAACAACTTTTGGAACAACAAATATAAACACTGTTACTTATGGTTTTGCATATGTAATCGCAGGTGATGAGGGGAAACTGTCTGTAAGCAATGACTTGATAACGTGGACGGACAGGGATTCAAATTTTGCGACTAAAAGCATTAAAAGTCTTGATTATTTTGCCTCCGGCGGTCAAAGATATTTGGCGGGAGGCGATGAAGGTAAATTAACTCAAGCCCCGGCAAGTGATACAAGCTTTTGGCAAAGCAGAGTCTCCAGATTTGAGGCTCAATTGATCCAATCACTGACTTTTGGGGGCGGTTTGTATGTCGTAGGGGGAGACAAGGGCAGAATTGTGACAAGTTCTGATTTAATAAGCTGGTCAGCCCAAACAACCGGATTTGAAACGACAAGAGATCAAATTAATGTAACAAAATACCAAAATGGAATATATTTTATTGGTTCAGCAACTCCAAACGGCAATATAGCAATTAGCACAGATGCGATAAACTGGACACAACAGTCAATTGGCTTGAGTAGTGTGATAGA